TCCTAGGAAACTCGAGGGCACCAACCCGCGTGCCCGTTCTTGATTGTGCAGACTTTACACACACCATTGCCCTCAGGTCTAGACTTCGGGAGACCTTTTTCCAGGATCTCCTTGGCCAGTGCGGCGGCCCGCTCAGCTTCGCGCTTGCGGGCCGCCTTTCCGCCGAATTTCATTGCTGGAGATCCTCCACGCATCGTTTACACAGGTGGTAATCCCAGTCGTCGGGAAGAATGCAGTCCGCCTCGGACCCCATCTTGTGGCCCTTTTCACACTCCAGCTCGTCCGGCCGGTAGGTGGCCAGGGTCGACCACCCTACCGGCAGATCGGACACCGGAACGCTCAGCCACTTCACCCGTTGCCAGGCCCGTGCTTCAGGTGCCGGCCTCGCTTGCCGCACTTCTTCTCGAGTCCGTAGCGGTCGCGATACGACGTACCGCACTTTGGAGCGTTCGGGTTCGGCAGATCACCTCGGCCAGCGTCCGGCAGGCGCGGGCCGATGAGTGGCTTGGTCGGGTTACCTCGGCCGCGCTTCGGCTTCTCCTGCTTGGCCATCAGACCCAGCCCTTCACTCGGGCGACGTTTGACGCCAGGCCAGCCGCCGAGATCGCGCTGGCGATCAGGATTGATGCGCACAGCGAGCTGCTCTCGGCGGCCTTGGCTGCACGTCGATCCCGGCGATCGGCGCGACGAGCATCCTCGACAGGCTTCTTCACCTCATGGTTCGGCCGGGACGTGGTCCGGAAGCCGAGGATATCACGCCGGTGCTGCGCCTTGTCGATCTTGATGTCCGCGTTCCACTTGGATCCTGATCCCACTTCAGAGCCCCCTTCTCGGGTTCTTGCCACGCTTCTTCTCTTCGGCCTTGATCTGGTTCTGGAGACGCTTGATCGTCGTCTCGTCACCGTTCGCGACGGCCTTGGCCAGCCGCAGACGGAGCAGCGTCAGGTTCGCCATCTCAGTCCTCCTCACGATCGAATGGGCACCCCATGCAGCCAGGGCATCGACTGCCCGCCTTCCACTCCAGGCAGACCTCCTCGGTCTTGGTCGAGGCCGGACCGGTCGCGCCGACCGGCTCCAGGTGCTTCTCCAGGTACGTCTGCTCGATGTCCGCACCACGGCCGATGTAGAGCTGGAAGTACGCCCACGAGTCCCTGTCGCCCTTGACGATCTGGGCAAACCGCTTCTTGTTCTCAGCCCGGGCAGCATGGTCTTGATAGTCGGACACCGGCTCCCAGTCGCCAGCGTCGATGATCCGCCGGTACTCCTCGCGGACGCCTTCGCCCCACGTCGAAGCCGCACCCTTGAGTCGGCCGTAGACCTCGCGGACCCAGGCGTGGAATTCATCCGGCAGCGGCTCGAGCAGGCTGTCCAGCGAATCGCCGGCCACCAGAGCGCGCCAGATCGACTTCTCGGTCAGGCCGAAGATGATCTTGTGCAGCCGAACGTAGTCCTCCTGCTTGATCTTGACCATCTTCTCGCCGCCGCGCGTCGCGATGACGAACCCCTCGGCGTTCGGCCGTGGCGCGGCCGCCAGGGCGTCGCCCAGGGTGTTATAGCCGAAGGTCTGAGCGGTCCAACCGGTCCAGTCCAGGTGGATGCTAGCCGCCGCCGGGAGCGAGACGTAGCCGCTGTCGATCTCGACGGACCCGAGCAGGATTAGCTCGTCAGCGCCGTGGTAGTCGAGCACGATCCGGTTCTCGGGGTAGACGATCTCGAACAGGAAGGTCTCGTCGTCGGCCGCGTGGTAGCGCTCACGAGGGTCCCGGGGGCCTGCCAGACTCATCTGGTACTTGGTGCGCAGCAGATGAGTGGCGTGCAGGGCCTGGTCCGAGGTGAAGCTGCCCCGTGTGGCGATGGCCAGGTCGCCGCTCGGTTCGCGGTACATGATCCCCAGCGATCCGTCGACCTTGTCCGTCGCGTAAACGCGCTCCTTTAGGTCGATCTTGTCGGCCGCCGGCTGGTTGTGGTTCCAGAACTTCCGGAAAGGCCGGGCCACGATCTCGTTGGTGTAGGAGTTGTAGATCAGGCCTCGGCAGTGCGACAGCGCCGGGTGCGCCGCCCAGAAGTCGGCGTCGGCCAGCTGCGCCTTGTCCGTGTAGTTCAGGATCGACAGCGGCTCCGTCGGGTGTTCCCGCTTCGAGATGTAGCCCAACTCACGAAGCTTGTACAGCTCAGTGGCATCGAGCAGATCGTAGATGTCCATGTGGTCGATCTCCCTCCGTTGGTGATGGGTACCATCCTGCCGATATCCGCACAATAGTGCAAGACCCTGTCCAGCATGTGATACGACGAAGGCCCCACCAGTGGTCCGCAAGTGGACCAGCCCTGGTGGGGCCAACATCTGCGACCAACTATGCCTGTCGCGAGGCACCCTCTTCACGGCCGAGGAGGCCGAACGGTTTGCGGTCCGTCGCCGCTGCCCTATCACCCTGCGCTACGGGGGACGGATACGCGCCGCCAAGGCGAGTGATTGTCGGTCACCACTCCGGCGTATTCGGTCGCCACCGAGGCCAAGCCGACCACGTCATCTTCGCGACGATGTGGTTCGATGCTGCCTTGTAGGCCCCGTGGGATTCGAACCCACGACCCGCCGATTAAGAGTCGGCTGCTCTATGTCCACTGAGCTAGAGGCCCTAGCGGGTGAGGCACCGGCGACGGGATTCGAACCCGCATCCTGCCCTCTGGCGGACAGATTCTGGCCAGTTGAACTACGCCACTACCTCACCCTCGCTCCCCACCCAGGTTTCGATCCTGGTCCACGCTTGCGCGCTGACGCCGGTTAACAGCCGGCCGCTCTTCCGATTGAGCTAGTAGGGAATAGGTGACGCACCCGGAGCTCAGCGCCGTCCCTTGCGACGGTTCACCACTTCCGCTATCCCGGACTGCTACGTCACCGTGCAGTACTGCGTGGAGTTGCTGGGAATCGAACCCAGGTCCCGCCGGTCTCCCACGTGGGGCCTTACCGACGATCGAAACCATTACAACCCCGAATTGACTCGCACGGAGCCGAAGTATTGATCTCCGCTATCACTGCTTTGGAGGCAGCGACGGTCCCTGACCGCTCCGCTCAGGCCTACCTTGCCACTGTCAAGCCTCGGTCGCGGCATCCCCGCACTCTGCTAGCCCTCGGCGGTCGGTCCGGCCATCGTACCGACTCTCTCGCGTCCGTTCCGGGTCTCGACCCCGGACGTCCAACCAGCCTGGTTGGCACTAACCCCTCGTTTGGGAGGGCGCTCTTACCTTTGAGCTAAACGGACTACCAGAGTGACTATCTCCCCGTCACTCACGGGATTTCCCTATAGGCGCCGCAAGATGCCGGTCGGGAGGCGTACCGGACAGGGGTATCGATCCCCTGCTTCCAGGTTGAGAACCTGGTGTGCTGCCATTACACAAGTCCGGCTTGTTGCTTCGTGGCGGGGATGGGACTCGAACCCATGACTACCGGATTATGAGCCCGGCGTTCTGCCAACTGAACTACCCCGCGTTAGAGACCGCGTATGGAAATTGTCTGCTACTCCCATACCGCCCCACTCAACCCTTGCATCCGGGGAAGAGCTTCCTGCAGGTTCAATTCGCTGAGTGGCAGGATCCGCCCCTGCTCGGCATAGCCCAAACCCGGCTCGAACCCGGCCGTTAGGTGGAAAGGGATACAAAACTGTCTCGGTCCGCCCGCTTGGCGGGCCTTGCGAGACTTCCGCTAGTCCTCAGCTAAATCGAGAGCGCTGGCTGGCCGGCCGCACCTTGCCCGGGATCCCTCTGGAGGCTCGGTACTTGCTCTCTCGACCTGAGAGAAACTCTACAGGACTCCGCCGGACCTCGTCAAGAGGGCAGTTTCCCGATCCGTCAGGAGGTGGTTGATCTCCTCGTGCCACTCGCCGTACTTCTGGGCGAACCGGCCGTAGCGCCGGCACGTCTCGGCCAGGTGAGTGATGGCCTCCTCGAGCTCGGCCACGGTGGGATGCTGAGGCTGCTTCTCGTCGGTTGCCACGGTCGTCACCCGATCACCTCGTAGTCCACGCCCGGCCGCGCCCAGGCGATATGCAGGTCACGCCAGCCGCGCTCGTCGACCATGAAGGTCAACACGCCGGCAGCCGACTCCTCGCCGGTGGTGTTGGCGTACCAGGAGCTGCCGGAGTCCATCGTCGGACAGATGAACAGCCAGCGGTCGTCGCCGAAGGTCTGCACACGCAGGTTGTGCCAATGTCCCATGACGACGATATCGGCGTCACCGATCGGAGTGCGGCCGAGCGCCTGGCCAGCCATGTACTGCGCGGCCAGTTCGGGCCGGCTCTTCTGGTGTCCGTGGACAAGTCCGAGGGTCTTGCCGCCGACCAGGGTCAGGGCGAGCGCCTCCTCGTGCTCCTCAGGCGACCAGAAGTTGATGTGGCTGAACTGCGAGTTCTCCGCTGCGATGTCGGCCAGCTGCGACAGAACTTCCAGCCCGTAGTCGTCCCCGGGTGTGGACATGTTCTGCTTGCCGCGTCGAACGCTGCAGTGGTTGGACGGCACCGACAGGACGTCGATCTCGGGCGCCAGGAACGCCAGGTTGGACACCCAGTCCCAGAACACTCGGCGCCACAGTCGCATCTGCTCGGTGAGCTGCAGGTCGTTGGTCCGATCGGCGCCCGGAGAACTCTCGAAGTTCTCCATGGCATCGCCGGCGTCCACGATGACGATCTGCTGCGGGCGCATCTTGCGGGCCCGCTTCATGACGTCGCTCTTGGCGTGCTCGAAGCGCTCCAGAAGCTCGACGGTGCCGCCGCGACGGTCGACCTTGCCAGCCTGAATGTCGCCGAGCACGACGACCATGGTGGCCTTGTCGAACTCGGTCGGCCGGGGCCGCGCGCGCTGGGTCTTGCGCGCGGCTGCGAAGAGCTTCTCCAGATCCTCGTCCTGGCCGGGCGTGAGCGCGGCGGGGACGACCTTGAACCGGTAGCGCCACACCTCGCGCGTGACGGCGTCCTCGCCCTGGCCGTCGCGATGCCAGGCGGCCGGGTCGAACCTAGCCTCGTCGAGGATGATTCGGTATCCGATCGGTACGACGATGCCCATCTCAGCCAGTAGCTCGGAGAAGTCTTCGTCGTCGCGCAGGTCCCGGCCGACACCGGCGGTGGTGATCTCGGAGATCCGGCCGCCTTCGTACTTCACGCCGGGCTGGAAGTCCTTCGGGGCAGGAGCTCGCACGAGCGGCGACGGCGTGCCGTCGATCAGGCGGCGTACGGCGTCATCGAGGTTCTTGCGAGGCTTGGTCATGCCACCGAGTCTACCTCGCTTGTTGCTGTCAGCTACGGTCATCGCGCACCCTCTCCTCCTTGAAGCGAACGTCTGTAGACGTGCGCTCCTCTTTGTGGGTGAGGTGAAAGTGCTCGCGCTCAGCTCCCCCACGGTCCTCGATCGGGCATTGGTAGTACCGCTGCTCGATGCGCTCGGTGTGTCCGAGCTTCTCATGGTTCTTCCGCGCGGCCGAGAGGGCCAGGGCCGCCTTCTCCTCCGTGTTGAAGGCGATCTTGTGCTTGTCCGTGCGCTCGTTGTAGCAACGCCCGTCAGCCTTGACGAGCGGCTCCAGCTTCACGCCGGTCTGTGCGACTTGCTTCCCCCCGAGGAAAGTGCCGCGACGGCTCATTACCGTTCGTTTCTTGCTGAGCTGAATGCGCCTACGACGCCTGTTCCTTCTCGGCATCTGGTTCCTCCTGTCTGGCCGTCGCCTGTGAGGCTGCGGCGGCCCGCTTGGCGGAGATATTGGTCCTCTCCGTCTTGATGATGTCGCGCTGGTTGGCACTGTACCCGCCCCAGACGCCATGATCCTCTTCGAGACCGAGGAACAGGCACTCCAGGCGCTTCGGGCATTCGAAATGGCAGCGCGCCATCGCTCGCTGTGTGCGCCAGAACGGCGGTGTATTGTAGCCGGCTTCCGGAACTTCGAACCAGTCGTCAGGGTGAGTCTCGTGGCGGCACAGTCCGTCCACGGCCTCGACGAGGTCATCGTACGTGATCCCGTCGTACTGGCTCGAGTCCCAATCGTCGCGCAAGGGCTTGAGCTCTTCGCGCCACTTCGGCACCTTACAACGATTACCCGTCTCGCACGGAGTTGGTTTGCTGGTCATGAGGCCCATGATCGCTCACGGTAGCCTGATCGGTCAAGAATCCGTTTGAGATGGCCCATTCCTCGAGGTCTGTACGCCAGTCCTCAAGAATCGTCGCGAACGTGCTCAAGATCTCGTCGTTGGTCACGGTGTGTCCCCAGAGTCATCGGCTCCGTCGCCCCCGAGGGAACCGATGACTCCAGGTTACATCGCAAGGCTACGGAACGTACCGTTCCTCTGCGTTTAAACGCTTGTCAGTCGGCGACCGGCAATACGGCGCTCGTCGCGTAGAACACGCTCACCTGCTTAGAGCTGCTACTCCACTGCAGGGTCATCTTCCCGAGCTCGACGCCGTGCACCTGACCGAGAGCGATCAGTGCGCGGTTGAGGTCGTCGAGCTCGTCGGCGTTGCGTGGGATCGGGGCGTCCACGAACACTCGCAACTTGGTCATCAGCCGCGCTCCCATTTCACGGTCTTGACGACCTTGACGTCGTCGACCGGGATCATGTGCTCCTCGAACAGCCAGGCCCAGAGGCCGTCTTCAGTTTCGATGTGCCAGGCCTTCTTGCCGCCAGTGTTGATCTTCACCTCCGGAAGGTTCTTGGATCCATGACGTGTCAGATCGCCGTCGTTCAACGGAGCGATCAGCTTGAAGAGGTCTCCGTCGGATCCCTCGAAGGTGACGAAGTCGCCCGCACGGAACGGCCAGCGGTCGAGCGTTCTGGCGCGGTCGAGGTCCTTGGACTCGCTGAGGTAGAGGCCGTGCTTGCGGTATCGGTCCTCGATGTGGTACTGCCAGCAGTTCTCCAGGCCCAGCCAAGTCACTCCGGTAACCTCGCCGATGAAGCCGGCATTGTGGTAGGGGAAGTTCGGCGGCGTCAGGCTCTTGGTCAGCTTCACGATCTGTCCGACTTCCCAGCGCTTGGCCGGACGCTCGGGCGCCGTGTAGGTCGCCGTGAAGGCCTCGAAGCCACGGATCCCGAGATTGCCAGCGATCGGATAACCCCGGAGCAAGCCGCCGTCGCCCCAGGAGGTGGACATAAACTCACCCGCTTCGGTGCGGGGCAGGACGACCTCCGAGATCAGATTGTCGCCGGTCGCGGTTGCCTTGGTGACTCCGCCGAACGCGTCGGTGAGGATGATCTCGGCCTTGACCACCTTCGGCAGCTCACCGCTCGCGTTCGTGGTCGTGTGGAGAAGAATTCCTTCACTCACTGTTACCTCCTTGATCGGGTGCTGTAACGAACTTGTTCAGGTCCGGCGAGCTAATCATCCCCAGGCCGCGCACCTGTGCGGAGTGGAACTTCAGCTTGTCGCCGTCCTTGGTCCAGGGCTTGGCCAGCCACATCGCGAAGCCAACCTGGTCCCTGCGTCGGAAGCGTAGTACGACGGACGGCGCCTGTCCATACTTCGTCTTCTCCTCCGAGCCGTCCTCGAGCTCGACGGTCTCGGTCTTCATCGGCCAGGGCCCGGTGCACACCGTGATCGTCCAGTCCCAGCCGTGCTTGTCCAACCGGTTGAGCATCTGGACCGGAGACTGCGGCAACGCGTAGAACTCCGGGCTGTCGAGCAGGAGGTATCGCATCGGATACTCCGCAGCTGGCATCGGCAGTACGACAGTCTGCGCCTCCTCGTGGTTGTGGTGGTTCGGAGAGGGGATGAAGTTCCGCTCGCCCCGAGCGCGCTGCTCCCAAGACTGTCGGCTCACCGAGTCCATCTGGTCCCAGTTCCGCCGGTTCCGCCGCGTGATGTGGTTGAACAGGCCGTAGCCGGTCGGGACGAACCAACCTTCGGAGGTCCTCATCGGACCTTCCTGATCAGGTGATAGTGCTGCTGGCAGCGCTCGAATCGGTAGTGGTGCCAGATGCCGACAAGAGAGAGATTAGCGAGCACCTCCTTGGCCTGGGAATCCGTGTAGATCGTCTTACCGCGAGAGCAACGTGATCGGTTAGGCGCCTCGGTGAAGATCGGTTCAGGTTGACCCCAGGCACGAATTTGCTCGACTTCCATATGTCCGCTCATCAGCATCCGCGCGATCACCTCAGGCGACATGGCCGGGTGGTAGCTCAGTGGCTCGTCGTCCCGGTGAGCAGCATACACAGCGCCGGGGATCCCCACCGGTGGCTCGTGCCAGTCGCCGCGCTCCTTGCGGGCGCGAGCATCGACCTGGGCGTCCTCCACGAACGCATCCCACTCGCGCTCCTGTGCGATCCAGCGCTTGGTCGCCTCGATACGGCGCTCCTTCTCGGCGATCTTCTGCCTGACCTCGAGCTCGACCAGTCTCTTCTTCTCCTCGGCCGCTGCAATGACTCTCTCGGCGCGCCTGCGCTGGATCCGAAGGTTCTCCTCTTCCTGCGCCTTGGCCTTGAAGACCTCGTCGGCCGAGTCGATGAACTCCTGCGTCTGATGCCACAGCGAGCCGGGCTGGCGCCACCATTGGTCCTTCTCGACCTCGGCGGCCTTCTCGGCCTTCGCTTGGATGTCGGCGACCTGGTCGGCGAAGCCCTCGGTCCTCTGCGGAGCCTGAGCGATTTCGCGCCTGAGTGCCTCGGCTTGTAGCTTGAACCAGACGCCGTTCGGCCGGCTGCCACCCTTGATCATCCGGGACTGCCGCTTGGCGTCGCCCAACACGATCGACCAGTACCAGGCCCCGAAGGCGAGGATGCCCGAGCAGATAATCGCCATCATCGGGTGATTCGGGAGTGCCGCGAAGAACCCGAGTTCCATCACCGAAGCACCAGCGGATCCGAAGGTCATGGCACGCGCCCGCACCTCCTTGCGACGTAGGCGCGGCAGGTGCTCCTCGTACTTCTCGATCGGGAAATCGTCCGACGTCCCCATGCTCAGCTCCTTACCGGTAGTGGCTCGTGACGGCGGTCACGAGTAGTACGTGCGGTGGATGCGATCGGGAGTCCAGTAGACCTGCTGCTGGGCTCGTTTGACGGCCGCCTTGTGAGCGCAGTTCCGGCTGAGTCTGAAGATCCCGCAGCCCATGAGGCCGAAGACCAGAAGGATCCCGACCGGCGGTGCGATCAAGGTCATCGCGATGATTCCGCCGATGATCATCAGCCACCTGAGTGCAGTTGCTTCGATCAAGCGCGCCTCCCTCCGTAGATCTGAACCAGCTTAGCGCGGTCCGAGCGGTCTGGCCAGTGGCCATCTCGCATGATGGACGAGGCGTAGGGCTGGTTGTGGGACAGGCCGAAGGTGTGGCCGAGCTCGTGCGCCCAGACGTCGACCCACTCCGTGCCGGCCCCGCACGGCGTACTCTGCGGACCGGTGAGGTAGATCGCCACGTTGATGCTGGACAGATTGCCGTAGTTGGCCGCACTGGTGAGTCCACACACTCCGTAGCCGTATCTCGCTGCCGTCGCCTTACTCATCGACAGGAAGCTGACTCGCTGACTGGCCGGGTACCCCTTCGCTGCGCAGGCTCCGACTTTCGTACCGCCGACCACTGTGGCGATCCCGCCTGGCCCGGTGAACTGCTTGGCGATGGTCACCAGTGGTGCGCCGGGGATGCTGGAGTCGATACAGACCGTCTTGCGTGTAAACGCCCATCCCTCGTACCAGCAGTAGCCAGCCTGGTTGGTGCCGCCAGGGTTGCGACAGTCGTTGGATCGCTCGACGTACGCCGTACTCGTCTCGGCCCCAGACGACTTCATGCGTGGGTCAGGCGTTCGCTGTTCGGTGACCGGCGAACGCCGATCAGGGTAGATCCCGCTCGGCCGAGGGATGAAGCTCCCGATGAAGAAGCCCAGTACAACGACCAGCAGCAGGGCGACTATGGTGCGCGCATCGCGGCGCTCAGTGGGGGTCATGCTCATACCTCCAGAATCCGGCCGTCCGAGGACAGGCACATGGTGTTGGTGACGATGACTGGCTGCCCGTTGGCCGGGTTGACACCGGTGGAGTTCGTGTTGACGACGTGGCCGCCAGCCGCCTGGCACTGGCGCTCGTACTCCTTGGCGCCCTTCTCGGCCATGACGATCGCGACGCCGATGCCGATCACCAGGACGACCAGAAGTGCGGCGAGACTGCCGATGAGTATCTTGTCCATGCGGTACATCAGACCTCCTGAGTTGCTGCGTAGTTGAGGATGACGTTCTCGGCAGCCAGCCACTCCGACGCGCTGTTCTCCCAGAGGAGCCGGCCCTCCTTGAGCTCGAAGACGTACGTCCAGCCGGGCTCCTTGCGGATGCGCTCGGCGAGCGCCTGAGCGCTGTCCGACCGGGCATAAACCTTCAGGACGATCCCGGCGTACGTCGGTCCCGGCTTCGGGACGAGCTGCGCTGCGGCGTACTTGCGATTGCTGGCACAGCGGACGGACGTGCCACGGCTCGTGCTCAGCTTGACGGGCGAGTAGCGGTCAGCCATTGATGTACACCTCTCGAGCGCTCCTGATCGCCATGGCGCGATCTTCGGGACTGAGCTTGTTGGACAGGTAGCCGACCAGGAAGGCGTCGATCGTACCGGGGACGTACTTCCCGCTCGTCTCTTCCCTGAGCTCGCAGCTCGCAGCCAGGAACTCCTCGGCGGTCATCGGGCCGACTCCACGAGCTCGGTCAGTAGCTCCAGAGCGGTCGGCGTGCCGTCGCGGTAGTCCCCGACGACCTCGTCGCCACGCCCGGTCGCGACCAGCACGGCGGCGGCCGCCACGAGGGGAGCCATCAGCTCCCAGTCGCACGGCTCGGCCTCGGGCTGGACCAGCTCGTAGACGTTCGGGCTGATGTGGACCTGATCAAGGTGCGTCCCGTTCTGCTCTCCGCCGCCGATCACCTCGACCGAGTAGAGCCAGCCGGGCAGGTCGGAGACGAACTGCATGCCGACGATCAGGTAGCCCTTGACGTCCATCTCCAGCTCGAACCCTCGATTCTTGCTGCGGACAGTGTCGCCGACCTTGAACGGGGCCGGACTCAGCTCTTCGCGGTGACGGTACGACAGGTAGCGGCCCGTGTCGATGAAGTGCTGACGCGACGCGCTGGACTCCTTGTCCGGCAGGCCGAGCGCGACCGAGCGGCCCGCGTCGGTGAGCTGCCAGCCGTTGGCGCCGGACAACGGGTCTTCGGACTGACGGGCGTAGTGGATCAGGCCAGCCTCCTCCAGCCGCTTCAGAGTGACCAGGCCGTGGTAGCGAAAGCCCCAGTTGCTCAGACGGCGATCCGCCTTCCAGATGGTGCCGTACGGGAGCGCGTCGACCAGGGCCTCGCGCTGTGCGGACGTTACGGTGGTTGGCTTGCTCATGCTCGTGACTCCTCATTGTCTTCGTTCAGGTTCAGGGTTGCGCAGGCGCACAGCTTATCGCCGCACTTGCCTGTCTTGCGGACCGAGTCTTCCCAGGTGTCGCGTGGCTTTGTCGGCTTCGCTTTGAGCGTGGACGTCGTACCGTCCTCCCACTCGACCAGCGCACTTCCGTCAGCGTTGACCTGAACGACTTGACCCCTGCGGAACTCTCCCACCTCGCTCACAGCGCCTCCCGCTGGGCCGCAGCGGACTGTGCGGCGCGGTTGCGGCGCCAGACGACCCAGGTCACAGCCTGCACCTCGGCGGGCGTCCACGTGGCGCCCAGCTCCTTGGTGAGCTGCTTTGCGGCGCGGCGGTACAACGCGCTCAGCTCCTCATAGGCACCCTTGCGCCCGAGGATGATGCCGCGCTGCCTGTCGTCGAGTACCTGTCCCTTGGCGACGTCCAGCGCGTGGCGGTCGACAACCACGGCGCGGGGGTCGGACGGGTCCACGATCGTACGCCAGAACGCTGTCACCTTCGGGCCCGAGACGATGTCCTCGGGATCCATGCCGCAGATGATCTTGATCGCCTTCTCGCCGTTGGACTTGAGTCCGGGGAACCGGTCGATCGCCGACCCGTTCTCGCGGACCCACCAGGATGGTTTGGCGGAGAGCTGGGCGGAGCTGTACTCGGCGTACACCCAACGGGCGAGTTCGACGTTTTTGTTCCAGTTCAGGCGCGGCGAGATCACGGCGATCACAGCCGCAGCGCGCTTCACGGCATCCTCGTGGCTCTCGACGGTCGAGAAGTGCGTGCCGTACTCGCGGACCAGCTCCTCGGCCAGCTTGCGGGCACGGTGATACCAATCGCGGCCGGACGATCGTTCAGCCAGCGTGCTCGCTCGGAACACGCTCAGGATCGAGCGGGCCGTGGTCGGCACTTCCAGCTTGGTGACGGAGTTGATGTTCGACATCAGAAGTTCTCCTTCATAAAGTCTCTCAGGTGCGGTACGGGATGTGTTGCTCGATACTCTGCCATCTCGGCAGGGTAGAGGGAAGTGGCTGTCTCACATTGTGACCACCACAACTCGGTCGCCAGGTCGAACGCATCCATCATGCGACCATGCCGGCATCCACAGCGGACGGAGCTCCGCCGCCCCCGGTAAGGGTGACAGCGGAGCATATTGTCGGTTCTACCAGACTTCGCGAGAGATGACATTTCCGGTGATCTCGCCGGTTTCGACGTCCATCTGGAGGTTATTGACCACCGTGCGGACGACGGGTGCCGCCTCAATCTCGTAGACCTCCAGCGCCTTCTCGAGCGCGTAGCGGCCAGACTGCTCGTCATCGCCCTTGAGCGTGTCGGACAGGAAGGCCAGATCGGTCATCAGGTCTCGAATCGCTTCGGCCGCATCCACCTCGGTGAAGCCAGGAACACTGCGGTACTCGGCGAGCGCGCGACTCGCGGCCTGGCGCGCTTGTCCAGTGTTAGGCATGATCAAGCTGCCTTTCGGGTCGTGACGTGCTGGATGAGGTAGGTGCCGATGAATGCGGAGTACGCGGGCGGGATCGCCTCGGCGAGCTCGTTGCGCTTGGTGAGCCAGGGAATGCCCATGGCGTCCTGCCACTCGGCTACGGTGCCCTTCTGGCCACCTTGGCCGTACACCTGGTAGTACTCGCCCAGCGGGTTGCTCTTGCCGTGGTTCCAGCCCTTGAGCGAGCCGTAGTGACGGCGACGGCCGCCCGGCTTCTCGTGAATGGGCTGCGGAACGTACGTGCCGCCGACTTCGAAGTAGCGGTGACGGAATACCTTGAGCCCGAACATCGTGCCGCAGAGCGTGAGGTCGCGTCGGAGATCCGAGCCCTGCACGTTCTCGATCACGGTCGGGATGCCCAGCTTGTTGAGCCGGGCGAACTCGGCGCGAGTGGCCGGGATCAGGTTGATCCAGCCGCCTGCGCCCTCGTCAGTGCCCTTGCCCCAGCCGTTGGCCTTGTTGGTGCCCTTGGTCAGCGAACTGGACGACTGGCACGGGGGCGAGCCGACCACCACGTCGAAAAGGTGGCCGAACAGCTTCACGAAGCGGATAGCGTCCATCTGCACGAACGCGAACGGGTACGACCCTGACCTGTCCTCCAGATCGACTCCGAGTACGTCGAATCCGGCGATCTGGTAGCCAACACTCGCGCCGCCTCCGCAGCAGAACAGATCGAGCAGGAGCGGATGTCCGGCCGCGTTGGCACGGCGTCGCAGTGCACCGATCATGGCGAGTATGCGCCGGATCTCGTCCGTCGTCGGACGGAACGGGTCAGCGCAGAGAATCGTGGATTCCATCTTGGTCTCTCTCCTTGGATGGAACGGGACGGTTTGTCCCGTCTGGATGGTGTGTAGCCTGAGCAGGCTCGGCAACCCCCGTTACCCTAGCGGGTGACAGGGGCCACTGGAAGTGCTCAGCGCGTCATGCTCGTGTTGCTCTCGAAGCTCTGCGTGAGAGTCCGTGATGCTCGCATCCAGCGAGCGCCCGTGTGGTAGATCACCACGCCGTCATGCCGACGCTCGGCGGAGTAGAAATGACTGCCGTAGTGAACTCGTCCCGGCTGCCCGAACGGCAGTGGGAAGGTCTCCCAGCCGCGTAGAGCAACGTCGTCCTGCGGCAGGGTGTAGCCACACTCCCGGAGTCGCTCACCGACGAACACGGCGAGCTCGGCGTCGTTCATCTCGTTGTCGCGAAAGGCTTGGTTGATGCGGTCGAGAGCGTGAGCGGCAGTCTGAAGGCTCAGAAGCTCGCTGTAGTCAGCTTGTGACGGCATTGCCGACCTCCTCGATCTCGAAGTTGAGAACCATCCGAGTGCGAAAGGACTTGATCGGGATCAAGGCAGCCTTGTAGGCCGCTGTGAGCTCTTCGCGAGTCCTGCCGTGCGACGGGCCATCAACACTCCCCAGAAGCTCCTGAAGCTTCCGTGAGGCGCGACTGGGAGGTGACCAGTAGGGCCAGCCGTCCGAGCTCCGATTGACCTCAACCATAAGGTTGTGGAGAGTGCGTGCAGCCGGACCGAGTACCGGATCGTACGACCAGCGCAAGACAGCGTCTTCGATGTCGTACTCATTCATCTGCACAGCTCAGCCCTCCAGTGCGGCGGTGACGCGGGCGGCGTGCTGGACACGGTCGCGACGGGTCGTACGCGGGCGGTGGTGGGTGGTCTGGCGAAAGCGAGCGACCTTCGGGGGACGCATACGCTCTGTGGTTTCCATGCTTACTCCTAGTGTCAATGTGAGCGGAACGGGATGTTCCATCTCGTTCGAGCCGGGCGACTCAGGACACACACGCTCGGTCGCATACCCTAATCGGGAGCGAGTCGGTGAGCGTGTGTGCGGCTGTTGGGTCCGGATCAGGTAACAACCAGATTGCCGAGACGGTTCACCTTGACCGTGGCGTACCACTTGCGGTCAGTGAAAGGGTCCGGACCGACCACCTGCCACGCCTCAGCGGCGTGATGCGGACGGTTGCCGAGATCCGACGCTACGACCTTCTCTTCGGCATTCGGGAAGTTGCCCGTGGTGTCGAAGATGACCGCTGACGGGGTCGCCTTGAGTGTGCGCTTGAGCTCCGCCTTGGTCTTGACGCGCTGTCCGGTTGAGTGGGTGGCACCCGCGTTGATCCATCTGGTCATGCCGGCATTCCTTAGAGTAGTCGAATGATACGGAGAGTGAGCCAGGCGACTCATAGACCGCACGATCCTCAGGGGGAGCGGATCGTGCGGTCGCTTGTTACGCCTGAGTCTTGCCGTACTCCTGACGGCTGAGCTCTGTACGTGTCCCGTCCAGACTGACATGCTCTTCGACGTACGTAGCACCGATTGAGCCAGTAGCCCGCGCCATGATCTCCGCATCGTTCGGGTCCTTGACGTGCTCGTTGAGGAAATCGCGGAGCGCGCGGAGGTCGTTGATATCGATGCGGCCGGACGCCGTACCGCAGCAGTTGCCGCAATCGACGAACACCTCAGCGTCACCGGAAGGCATCAGCACGAACTCGGTCGACGTGTCCGGGAAGAGCGTGTCGATCATGGTGATCTGGTCCATGATCAGGCGCTCTGAATCAGGTCGATGAGCTCGGCGACGTTGTGGGCGAACTTCCGCGCCTGAGTCAGCGAGGCGAACGACTTGGACAGGTCGGTGGTCTCGACGCTCTTGCGGATGTGGTCGGCGTTGTTGCACGTCGCCTTGTTCTGGTAGACCCACGCTACGCGGTACTGACGCGGACCCCAGTCGCTCTTGTCCGAGATGATCAGGAAGCGCTCGCCGATCAGTTCGTACGTCTTGGTGCGGAAGCTCCGCATGGTCGCCTCATCGAAGAAGTGACCGAAGCGCTGAGCGTCGCGGATGAACTCGCCGCTACAGCCGTAGCGGTGGGCTTCCATGGGCATCGACTCGGGGTAGACACGCTCTGCATTGTCGAAGTCGTAGAGCCTGGCACGCAGTAGTCCGGCCAGCGTCATCTGTGCGTTGCGGACCAGTTGCTCGGACGGCCGCGTCTTGGTGTCGTTCATGCCTACTCCTCGTGTGTGGTGCTCGGTGTTGAGCATCCTTGGTGACTCACGGTCCCTACAGGCATCCCCGTGAAGGGACGACTTGTAGCAAGGACCGTGAGCGCTCAGGGTGGCTCAATAGCCTGTGAGTGCTTCGTACAGCTCTTTTCCGCCAGCGTGCCAGGCTCCGACTGCAATCACGACTGCGGCGGTCAGAGCGGCCACTACGCGGCCAATCACACGAAGCTCGCAGCGTTGTCGGTGCCGATGAGCTCGACGGCGTAGCGACGCGTGGCGCCTGCCAGGTCCGTCTTGACGTAGAAGCTGGTGCCGTCGCGGCTGAATCCGGTGACCTTGCCGTAGCGGTCACCCTTCCACCACGTGCCGTCCCACGGTGGGAGTTGCACGCGCCTGCCGAGCATGAGGCGCTGCTGCTCGGGGGTCATCGCTCTTCACCTCGGTACGCAGCGTTCTCGGCCTCGACCTCTTCGTGAAGCCATTCGTACAGACCAATCATGAGAAATCACCTAACCTGAAAAGCCGGCTGTCCTGTTGACATTCCGGACTCCCAGGAAAGAGGGCAGACGTTCATTCGGTAGAGTCTGCCCACGATCCAGCTAAGCCATACGGCCTAGCTTGTGTATTGGTATTTACCCGGATTGAGTGCATCTCCGGAGCGGTGCTGGGCAGGTCGCCTTAATCAGCTTAGTCACCCGCAGCGCCCACACTTTCTCCCGTGTGGAGGGTTAGATTCAGGATCTCGGAATTCTGCCGAGTGCGAGCTTGGGTCACTTCTGGTACCGACCATGGTTAGGCAGGCACCGCGTGTGCTCTCATGCGATTCTTTGCAGTCCCGAAGCGAAAGCTACCTAGGCCCTGTGCTACAGACCTACCGCCTACCCATGGGCGCAACCGGATTGGTCACCCATGCAATGCGCGCTCTTCGGAAGAGCTATTGAATTGTGCTGTTGGGGAAGATCTTGCCTTACCCCGGTCCTTCTGTCAACACCCTAGCTGGGTACCGTTTCTTGCGGGCTTGAGGGCCTTTGCGGTCCTACCCCTCCCCGTATGGGGTGCGAGCGGTGCGGTGTCCTGTGGCCCTGCGTTCCCTGCTGTTGTGCTGATGAGGACAACTCTGCCCTACTCAGCTCACCTTGTCTACGCCAAACCTGACCCATCAGTGCCACCTCATGTCATGGCACTGTTGTGCCATATGCCCTCAGGCCGGCCTCCACGCTCGTGGCACATCGGTGTCATGGCACTGCTGTGTCTTGACCCCGGGGGAGGGGTCCCCTTACCCTCGCGCAGGCCCGACCGGTCTGCATAGCAGCTCAGAATCTGTACGGGTTAAACGTCCGACACCCCTTACATCGGCCGGCCTCGAGCGCAGTGGAGGGTTGTGGAGGGTTGTGGAGAGTCTGGAAGCCAACCCTCCATGCCGTTTAAACAACGAATCCCCAGGTCAGAGCACTACTGGTTCTAGCTAGTGGAGGGTATGGAGGGTTTTTACACATATACACATGAGAGAGATAGAAGAGAGAGGCCCCTCCATAGAAAAGCCCTATAGGGGAGATTCGCATCAAGAAACCTCCATACCCTCCACGCTTCGCCAGATGTAGGCTCTGACCTGCAGGTTCTCGATGGAGGGATGCCCAAAAACCCCCCACTCATGCCTCCACAACCCTCCACGGGACTGGCCGGCGTCGCAGTGATCAACAAACGGAAGCGGCCCCCGCTCCGAAGAGTGAGGGCCGCTAAGCGTACGGTGGTCAGCTGAAGAATCCGTTCGAGCTAGCCGGATTCTGCTGCAGGGGCCGTAGAGCGAGGACGAACCCGTTCGCCGAGCTCGTCCTCTTCGGTTCGACGCCGTGCTTCTTGAGGTCGAGCGAGAAGGCTGTCTGCGTCATCGGGCGCTCGCCTCGGGACTCGGTCCACCACTTGTAGTCGCGGTAGAGGTTGGAGGCCGTCTCCAGAGCCTCGGACGCCTGAGTCCGCTCGTCCATCCACTGACCGATCTGATCCTCGTCGCCGAGGTACTTGTCGGTCGCCTGGCGGACCTCGACGGGCATCCCCAGGCCGGATGGGCGCTCGCCGTCCTTGAGCGTCTGGGAGTCCTTCATCTGGGCGTACCAGGCCTTGGCGCCCTCGACAGCCCAGGTCAGGATCCCCGGCAGCTCGGTCGCAGCCAGCTTCTCGCGCAGCTCGAGGTCGATCTTGTCGTTGTCGATCTCGACCGGCCACGGAACGACGTGAATTCGGCGGTTCGTCGACTTCGACGCCACGATGTGCGGCAAATGGTTCGTCGCCATGTGGATTTTGCCGACAATTCGGTACTTCTCGCCGTCCTGAGCGATCTTTCGGGCCGTAATTCGGTCACCGCCGGTGATTTGCTTCACCAGAACGTCGCTCAGGCGCGCTCCGCGAGCCGTTTCCGACATCATCAGCACGCGAGGACCGTCCAGGCCGGCAATGTGCGTCGTGTGCTGGTCATTTCGGGACTCGATGAGCGCCTTCGGGTCGGCGACGCCGCTGTATTCGCCGAGCATTTGCTCGATGAGGTACATCAGCACGGACTTTCCGTTGTTCGTCGTCTCGCCGTAGTGCATGAACATCGCCTGCTCGAGCGTCGATCCGCTGATGGAATAGCCGACGACGCGCTGCAGGTAGAGCCGCACGTCCTTACTCGGGATCGACTCCTCCAGGTATTCCTGGAATCGCGGCGCCGTGGCGGCCGGATCGTACTCGACCGGGCACGCCATGGAGATCATCTGCTCCGGAGTCCCTGGAATGAGCTCACCGGTGCGCAGGTCGACGGTCCCGTTGGCCACACCGAGCAGATACTCGTCCTGGTCGAAGTCCGAGGAGTCCGCCTCGACGTCCGGCTCGGTGCTCAGAACGCGCGCCACCGAGTTGAACATCCGGTCAGTGGAGTCGTCGGACAGACGCTTGACGAACTTCGCCCGCTCCGAGCTCTCGGGCTTCGCCTGGCCGGTCTTCTCGTCCACCTTGGGGGTGTCGTCGTAGTTCTCCTGCTCGGTCCAGCGAGCGACCTTGAGTGCCTGCCGGGCCGCCTTCGCACCCGCGCGGGGGTCGCGCTCCCAGTGCACGCCGTTGTACCGGACCCAGATGTGCTGGTTGGTCAGCCACCGCAGTGACCCGACCGCCCAGCGCTTGGTCCGCTCGACGTGGCCCTCTTCGTTCCATGCCTCGCGCGGCCAGTCGTCCGCGTTCAGCTCGATCTCGACCTGCTCCTGCGCCGACGGCTCAGCCTCGCCGCCGTCGGCCTGGCGAAAATCCACCAGAGTCGCCTTCTCCAGGGCCCGGTCGAACCAGGAGTCGTCGAAGTCGTCCGGGAAGACCCGGGCCTCGACCCGCTCGTTTTGGATCCCGCGAGCGAACTTGGACATCCCGTTACCGAGAGTGAACTTTCCACCGGTCGGCAGGGCATCCTCGAGCGGGCTCAGTACGTCGGCGACGTCGAGCGAGTTCCAGTCGGCCTTGACCAGGCTCGCCAGCGAGGCGGTGAGCGCGAGCACGCCCTCTTCCCAACCGTAGCCGTGGATCGGGTGCCGGTAGTCCTCCGGCCAGCTCTTCATCTCGGTCAGCTCGGCCAGGATTCCGTCGACCGCACGGTCGGTGTAGCCGTCGATGCGGACCTTGAGCTCGCTGGCCATCTCGTCGTACGCGTCGTGGGGGATGTCAGCCCGGTCCTCGCGCGCCTTGGGCTGCAGCGCGTCGATCCACGCCTGCGGGAGCTCGGGCAGTTCAGCGACCGCCGGAAGCTCGCCGACCGAGCCGTCCAGTTCGTACCAGGTGTAAGTGCCACCCTCGGGGTGCACAGACGCGGGCCCGACGCAGTACCGGTGATGGTTCTGGATGATGTCGACGTCCGGCCCGAATCCGGCCGAGGCGAAGTTGCCCGCCAGCTTCGTCCCCGCCGGCACGCGGAACAGGCGGATCCCGGCGCGCGTCTCGGTCCCCCGAGAAGTGAGCTTCCCAGCGCTGGGCGGCTTCACACCGATCGCCTTGTACGCGGCCATGAAGGTGGCCCAGCCCGGCTTGGTGCCGTAGTCGTCGATGTCGATCCCGATCACGCCGTCGGGCAGGCGGAGCGCGATGTTCCCGTCGGCGTTGGTCTCGGTCCAAGCCTGTACGTCCGGGCCGGACGCCATCGGCGCACCGATCCCAGTCCATCCATCGGGCGGCGAGGCCTTCTGGCCTGCGGGCAGCGGCAGCGGCGAGTAGCCCTTCTTGCGGTACTCGTGTGCGTGCGCTGCGTAGATCTCAGTCAACGGACCCTCCTACGGGTGTTGGGCGTCTTGAGCCACTCGGTGATGTCTGACCTGAGCCAGGCGCAGCCCATCTTGAAGACCTTCACCGGCGCGGGGAAGCCACGCGATCGGGTCCAGGAGAGGGCGGTCGAATACGGGACGTCGAACTCGCTCGCGATCTCGGCGAGGCCGAGCAGGTTGTCGAGGTCAACGGTTCTGGTAGCTGTCATGGGGAAGACTCTACAGAATTGTCTATCCGGATGTCCACCCGCTTGACATAGGAATTTGCGCGAAGTAGCTTTGTACCCATGGAAAAGACTGAACTCACCATGCTACTCGACCACATCGGGTACTCCTCTCGAGACCCGCAGACCCGGCTGTATGAGCACCTGATCACCATGGACCACGACGGCGTCATCGCTCAGGCGGGTACGGGCGTAGGCAAGTCTATCGCCATCCTGGCCGCCGCCGCACACCTGCGGAAGAAGTACGACCACCAGGTCCTGGTCGTGACGCCGACTCGCGTGCTGATGGACCAGTACATGGCCAAGGACGTGCCAGCGACCGCCGAGTGCTTCAAGCTCGACGTCCGCGAACTGCGCGGGAAGCGGTGGTACTACTGCTTCAAGTCGGCCGAGATGGGTGCTGAGGATGAAGGTTGCCTCGGCCGCGATGGCGACTGCACGGAGGTGAACTACGACCGGGAGCAGTACCGGTGCGACTACCGGGCGGCCAAGCGCGCCGCGCGCGAGGCCGACATCGTCGTGACCAACTCCGACCTGCTGATCGTGAACGACCGTCTTCTGCCTGGCGAGTTCTTCGACCCGGACGGCCCGCTGCTCATCGACGAGTCCCACCAGTTCGAGCCGAAGCTGCGCGACTGGGCCGACCGGAGTCTGCGCGGTGAGTGGATCGCTCGATACTCCCCGGACGGCCGTCGCCTCGCCGAGTGGATCGGCCGCTTCAAGAACAACGCCCAGACCGTCCAGGACCAGAAGCAGCTGCCCGGCCTGATCGGTGCGATCCTCGAATCGATGGAGGAGGAGGTGTCCCCCTCGCGCCGCACCAAGCAGATGCAGGAGTCACTGACCAAGATCAAGTCGCGCCTGGACAAGCCGAGCGACAACGCCCTGATCTGGTGCGACGGCGACGCGCTGAAGCTGAGCTGGATCGACGTGTCCTCGGCGGCCGCCGAGCTTCTGCGCGCCCGCCCATTCGGACTAGTCAGCGCGACCATCCCGCCGAGCATGCCGAGCTCGCTGGGCCTGCCGGACGTCAAGGTGATCGACGTGGGTCATCCGTTCGACTACGCTACACAGGCGACGATCGACATCTCGGACATCAACGGCGCCTACCAGTACGCCAAGTTCGGGACCAACATCCAGAAGCGGGCGAAGCAGGTGGAGGCCGAGGTACTAGCGTCCGGCGGCGGCGCGCTGCTACTCTTCTCCAGCTTCAAGGACCTGGAGGCGGTGTACGAGGAGACCTTCCAGGCGTTTAAACAGGCAGGACTCCTGGTCCTGAAGCAGGATGGGATCGTCGCGAACGCCGACCTGGCAGAGGCGTTTAAACGCGACGGGAACGCCGTACTGTTCGGCTCGGAGTCATTCGCGACCGGGTTCGACGTACCGGGCGACGCCCTACGTCTCGTGGTGGCCTTCAAGCTGCCGTACGCCGGAAAGGACCCGGTCACTGAGGCGCTGATGAAGCGGTTCTATCCTCGGTACAAGGACCAGATGCTGATGCGCCTGACTCAGGCCGTCGGCCGCTTGATCCGGACCGAGACCGACAAGGGTCGGGCCTTCATCGCGGACTCGCGCGCTGAAGAGTTCCTGGCCGGCACCAGCCTGATGACATCGCACATGCGCCAATGGAAGAGGGAGAAACTGTCGTGAACGCTCGAGAACAACTGAGTCAGCTGTATCGTCGAGAGGATCGCCTCTACTCGGCCAAGTGGGCGCAGGGCGTCAGCGCTCAACGCCGCCGAGGCATCGACCTGGCCCAACGCCGGATCTGGGACCTGAAGAAGGACGTGGCGCCGAGAGCGATGGCCGAAGTCCAGGATGAGATCTGGCCCAACGGACTACCGGCGCATCCATGAAGGGCCGGATGCAGGCGAAGGACATCCCCGAGCTGGCCGTGCTGATCGCGGCCGCTCGATGGCAGAAGCACGTCTCCGACGTCGGCGTTCTGCAAGTACTCCTGTCGTACGGGATCCCGGCCAAGTTGGCGATGTACAAGCTCGAGCGGATGTCCGATCGTGGCCTGCTCGACTACGGCGTCTCATGCTCATGCGCCTGGCCGACCGACAAGGGCTGGGCCGAGATCCGTCGAGCGGCAATCCAGTCTGCTATTCTGGGCTCCAAGACCGCCGGAGGTGGCGGGACATAGACCCCAGGAGGTCGAGCAAGTGATCTACGTACTCAGCGGCAGCCGACGTGAAACCGCCCAGTGGGCGAAGAAGCAAGGCATCCCGCTCCGCACAGCACGCCACGTCTACGACGCACAGACGCTCCCCGCTCGGACCGGCAAGAACCGGATCGTCGAGCTGCCGGGCTTCGCGAGCGCTCGTAACCGTTTCGCGATCCTTGCCCGACTGAAGCACTCCAAGGGCCTCGCGGTGGAGAAGATTGACCCCGACGAGCCCTTCGCTCTCGTCCTTATGCCGCGCGACGACCTCGCTGAGGCCGCCGAAGCCATGGGTGCGGAGTTCGTCGACCTAACTGACGAGGACGACGAGCCACAGAGCAACACGACCGTAGCGGCCTTCGATGGATCAAAGTCCGACGATACTCTAGTGATCGCCGAGATCCTGCCATCCGGACCGGTCGAGGAGAACGGCACTCCCGAAGAGCCGAATGTGATCGACTCGCCAGAAGCCCTGGAGGACTTCCTCGGACTGATCGAGAAGCCCGTCGAAGAGCCGTCGGAAGAAACGCCCACTGTCGAGCCCGAGCCAGAGCCCGAGCAGGAAGCCCCGGCGGCCGAGCCCGAGCCGGAGTCCGAGGACAGCAAGCCCAAGCGCACCCGCCGCACCAAGGTACAGATGGCGTACGACGCCGCACTGGCGGACTGGGAGAGTAACGGTGGCAGCCTCGAGGCCGTTATCGAAGCTCGTGATGCGCTGGCCGCGAAGCATCCTGAGGATGAGCGGCTGCTGACTGCGCCGCAGTCCGACGCAGAGGTCGAGGCTCAGGCCGAAGACGACGACGCGCTGGACTTCTGATGGCTGGCTCGACGCGGACGACCGGTCATTCCGGGCCGCCGCCCAAGCCGAACGCCCGGCGCCGCAACGCGCGCCCGGTGGACACCATCACTCTGAACCTCGACGAGATTCAGAGTGATGAAGTAGAGGTCCCGGCCCCGAACGAGGACTGGCACCCGATCGCTACGGCGACCTGGGACAGCCTGACCAAGTCGGTGACCGCTCACATCTACGAGCCGTCGGACTGGATGTTCGCCCACATCCTCTGCGAGCAGATCTCGCGTGCGATGAAGCCGAAGAAGATCCAGGTCGGTATCGACGGAAACGGCGAGCCGATCATGGTCGAGGCTGAGGTCGCGATGTCGGGCGCCGAGCTGCAGGCGGTGATCAAGGGCTTCAACTCCCTGATCGCCACCGAAGGTGACCGCCGGCGGCTCCAGATCGAGGTCAAGCGGCGCGGGCAAGTCAAGAACGGATCTGACTCTCAGAGCCGGTCGCAGAAGATCACCCAGGACCGGTTCGCCGTGCTCCAGGGTGGCAAGAAGGCCTGACTTGAGCCCGCTCGAGCTCGCCCTGGTTATCGCCTGGGCGGCCGAGTGGGCGTTCGTCGTACTGATCGTCTACCTGATGTTCCGGAGGAAGTGATGACCGCCACCCTCGACGAGCCGGGCACCTACTGGCTCGAAGCCGAGCAGAAGTGGCATGTCACTCCGAAGCTCCTCGGGCCAACCTGGAAGAAGAATCCGGACTGGGATGGCGAGAGTGAAGGGCAGGAGTACGTCCTGCCCGAACTGACCCTCGGCTGGCAGGTCCTGAAGTGGGTCAACGAGAACCTTCTCAGCTCCGAGGTCGACCTCGACGGTAACCGGCTCCCCTGGACGCCGACGCCGGAGCAGGCCCGGTTCATCCTCTGGTGGTACGCGATCGACCTGACCGGTCGATTCAAGTTCCGCACCGGCGTCTTCCAGCGCCTGAAGGGCCACGGCAAGGACCCGTTGGTCGCCGTACTGGCCTACGTCGAGCTGCTCGGGCCCTGCCGGTTCGCTGGCTGGGCGATCGAGGACATGCCGGAGGACGGCCTGCTGGCTGGAGACCCGGTCGGTGTCGACAACCCGGTTGCCTGGGTCCAGATCGCCGCCGTCTCGAAGGACCAGACCCGGAACACCTCCGCGCTCTTCCCGGCCCTGATGGACAAGGACTACGGGAAGCAGAAGTACGACCTGGATCCCGGCAAGGAGATCATCTACGCCTACGGCGGACAGCGCCGGATCGAGTGCGTCACCAGCTCCCCGCGCGCGCTCGAGGGCGGGCGTCCGACGTTCGTCATCATGAACGAGACCCACCACTGGCTGGAGAACAACGACGGTCACGAGATGGCCAAGGTCATTGGCCGCAACGTCACCAAGATCAAGGGCGGCCAGGCGCGCACCCTGGCGATCACCAATGCCTATAAGCCGAGCGAGAACAGCGTCGCCCAGAAGCGTCGCGAGTCGTACGAGGAGTTCCTGGCCGGCCTGGCGCCGGATTCGCGCGTGCTCTACGACTCACTGGAGGCGCCGCCGGACGCTAAGATTCGGCCGAAGAAGCTCCACGAGGACGACGAGCAGCCGACCGAGGAGCAGATCCGGGCCTACCTGACCGCCGTCATTACGGCGGTGCGTGGCGACTCCACCTGGCTCGACCTGGAGAACATCCTCGACGAGATCATGGACACGAACAACGACGTGGCCGACTCTCGCCGGTTCTACTTCAACCAGATCATTGCGGCCGAGGAGTCGTGGGTGGACCCGCTGGCCGTCTCTCTGGCGGTCGACCCCGTGGTCAAGGCGGCCCGGAAGCTCGCCGAGGTGAACAGCCTGGAAGCTGGCTGGAACGTCGTCAGCCCGGCCGACCAGATCGTGATGTTCTTCGACGGCTCGAAGTCCGACGACGCCTCGGCCCTGGTCGGCTGCCGGGTCGAGGACGGCTACTGCTTCACGCTCGGCGTCTGGCAGCGCCCGCAGAACAAGGACCGGGCCAAGACCTGGCTCGCCCCACGGGGCGCGATCACCTCGCGCGTCCAGGACTGCTTCGCGCGCTTCAACGTCGTTGGCTTCTGGGCGGACCCATCGCACGCGACCGACGACGAGGACGGCTCGAGCTACTGGGACGACACGATCGACGAGTGGATGCGTGAGTTCAAGGACCGCCTCGACCCGAAGACCTGGCCGGTCAAGTCCGGCCTCGGTCGTCACGCCGTCAGCTTCGACATGACCAGCCCGACCAATCAGAAGGCCTTCGTCCTGATGGCCATGCAGACCGTCGAGGACTTCGAGCGTTTAAACGATATCGAAGAGTACGACCCGGTCTTCAAGATCGACGGCCATCCGGCCCTCATCCAGCACCTCCGTAACGCCCGAGAGAACCCCACGAACAAGTGGGGCGTGTCGCTGATGAAGGAGAACCGGGAGAGCCGGCACAAGATCGACCTGGCGGTCTGCCTGGTTGGCGCCCGCCTGCTCCGGAAGTTCTTCCTGAACACCGAAGACGAGGCCGACCCGTACGCCGACGGCGCAGAGCTGTGGGGGTACTGAGTACCATGGACACCAGCAACCATCGACGAGGAGTGACGACGTGGCAGTGACGAGCAAGAGCACGGTCCTGGACCAGGCTCACATGGACTTCCCGTCCTGCCTGCGTCAGAAGCTCCGGACCCAGGTCATGGAGACCTGGATGCGCGGCGAGCAGGACACGTTCAAGAATCTGCCCAAGGACTGGGGCCGCTGGGAGGGCGGCGTTTACACGCCGACCGACACTGGCACCACAGTCGACGCCGAGTACGACGACCTGAAGTCACGCTCCGTGAACTCCTTCGGCGGCCTGGTCGTGACTTCGCTCGCGCAGATGGTCTACGTCGACGGGGTCCGGATGCCCGGCTCGAAGGACAACCTGAAGGTCTGGGACACCTGGCAGCGCAACGAGTGGGACGCGATCCAGATCTCGCTCCACCGGCAGACGATCGGCCACGGTCTGGCGTTCGGCATGGCCCTGCCCGGCAAGGACCCGATGACCGGCGAGAAGATGGCGCGCCTGCGTGCGTACGGCGCCAACAAGATGGCCGCCTTCTACGACGAGCCGGACGACCAGTGGCCGCACCACGCCATGATCTTCGAGCCGTACGCGGAGAAGAACGACACGATCGGCACCATTCAAACTGGATGGAACGTCCAGTTCATCGACGAGACCGCTGTCCACCGCCTGACCTGCAAGGGCAATGGCGAGGATCGTGGCGAGTGGACCTACATCTCCTACGAGGAGCACGACCTGCCGGTCCCGCCCGTCGTGCGGTACGCCAACAGGATCGACCTAGAAGGCCGGGCCACCGGGGAGATCGAGCCGATCATCCCGCTGCTCCGCCGGATCGACCAGGGCACCTTCGACCGGCTGATCGTCTCCCGCTTCGGCGCGTGGAAGGTCCGCTGGATCGCCGGCATGGCCCGGCCGAAGAGCATGACGGCAGAACAACAGCAGGCGATGAAGCTGCGCGTCGCCGATCTGCTGGTCTCGCCGGACAAGGAGACCAAGTTCGGCACCCTCGACGCCACCGACGTCGCGGGCTACCTCGGTGCGACCGACCACGACCTGCGGATCCTGGCCGCGATCACCCAGACCCCGCCGCACCACCTGCTCGGCCTGAGCTCCAACCTGCAGGCTGAGGCGCTCGCGGCGGCCGAGGGTGGACTCCTGCGCAAGGCGGGCGACTTCAAGACGCTGGTCGGCGAGTCGCACGAGAAGCTCCTGCGTCTGGCCGCCTTCATCAACGGCGACAAGACGGAGTCTGAGGCCTGGAATATGCAGGTCCGCTGGCGTGACACCGAGTCTCGCTCGCTGGTCCAGACCGTGAACGCTCTCGGCATCGCTGCGACCGCCCTGAAGGTCCCGGTCGAGATGCTCTGGGAGCGAATCCCCGGCTGGACCGACCAGGACTCCACTCGCGCGCTCGATCTCGTACAGGGCGACAACATGGAGCGCCTGTTCGCGCAGATGGAGTCGGAGCTGCAGGCCGAAGCGGCCAAGGAGATGAACGACGCCGTTCCGCCGCAGCCGCAGCAGACCGCCCCCAAGGGCAAGTAATGGCGACCACAATCCAGGGCGCCGCTCTTACGGAGGCGCACCGCGCCGAGCAGGCCGCTCGGGCCGCCTTCGTCGCAGCGGCCAGCATCCGCCTGTGGAACCGGACGATCAAGCCGGAGCAGCTGGAGCGCACGGTGGCGGTCTGGATGCAAGTCATGCTGGCCCTGATCAAGCGCGAGCACGAGACGTCGTACAAGCTGACCAAGGCGTACTACCCGGAGTTCCGGCGAGTGGAGTTACCCTCCGGTCCGGCCTACAAGCTGCCCGCTCAGATGAAGGTGAACCCCAATCAGGTATTCACCTCGCTCCGCGTGACCGGGCCGATCGCGCTGCAGAAGAAGCTGACCGAGGTGAAGCGCCTTGAGATGTCCCCAGAGCTGGAGAAGGCATTCCTCGACGATGCCATGGACTCGGCGGCCAAGACCACCGCTGCCGCAGCCGTCCGCCAATCCCTGGCCGGCGGCCGAGACCTCATGCGCGACGTTGCCGGATCCGATAAGGCGGCGCTCGGCTGGGCCCGGGTGACGCAGGACAACCCCTGCTACTTCTGCGCGATGCTGGCTAGTCGCGGGTTTGTCTACGGCCACGACGCCTTTGAGGACTCCGACGCCCTGTTCACCGGCGGTGGTCGGGCCAAGGTCCATGATGGCTGCCAGTGCACGATGGAGCCGACATTCAAGCGCGGCTCCGCGCTGCCCGGCCGAGGCGAGGACTTCAGTCAGCTCTGGGCCCAGGTGACGCAGGAGTTCGGCATAGGCGGCAAGGAGGCGATCCGCGCTTTCCGGGCCGCTATCGAGGGTCGCAAGTTCGAGCCTCGACGCGGGCGGTAATCACCACTTCCCTTGTTTCGGTGGCGGCTTATGAATAGCCGTCTCTAGACTGATCACATCGGGCGACCGCAGGCGGTTGCTCACCGACGTCCGTAGGAGGACACCGTGGCACTCCCCAAGTTCGAGGACTTCAAGGCTCCCTGGGAGCTCGACTCAGCCGGCAATCCGGTGGAGGCGGACAAGCAGGAGGTCAATCCGGAGCAGCTCAAGAAGCATCTCTGGAACGTTCTGAGCGACAAGGAGAAGGCCCAGACCGCGCGCGACGCCGCGTTGGCCTCGGTTGGAACGCTCACCAGTGAGCGCGACACCCTGAAGTCGGCGGTGGAAGCCAAGGCGAGCGAGGGGAAGACGGAGCTTCAGAAGCTCCAGGACTCCATCAACGCCCTGACCACTCGAGCTGAAAGCGCTGAGCACGACAAGGATCGCCTGGCGGTCCTGACTCAGCACAAGATCAAGCCCGAGGCGCACGCTCTACTGACCGGCAAGACCCTGGCAGAGATGACGGCTTCGGCCGAGCAGCTCGTCGCCCTGGGACTGGTCGAGAAGGCCGCTGCGGGCGCAGGTGGCAGCGAGGGAACCGGCGGTGAGGGAAATCCTCTCCAGACGGCCCCCGTGCACCGACTGAACCCCGGCGATCCGAACCCGGGCGGAGAAGGTGACGGAGACATCTCCGTCGACGATTTCGCCAAGCGGTACGGAGCGTCACAGTTCCCACTCTGAGTAAGCACCCGCGAGGTCACCAGCCACGGAGACCTAAGCGGCCATACCGATCTCTAGGAGGTCTCCCGTGGCTGTACTGAAGGTCAAGGAGAAGAAGGTCGTCCAGTACGCCCTCCCCGTGATGGCGCGGACGCTGGTCGCTCCGTATCTGGTGACCCGCTACGCAGGCGAGAACTTCGTCGGCGCCAAGGGCGACACCGTCAACATGAAGATCGACGAGCTCAAGGCCGTCGCTCGTGACTACGAGTGGCGGACCCGAAACGCCCCGATCGTCCTGGACGACATCCAGGGCGGCGCGTCGATGCCGGTCAAGCTGAACAAGCACATCTACAGCGCCACGTCCCTCACGGACGAGCACATGAAGATGGACACCGTGCAGCTGGCGGGCGAAGTCGTCACCCCGCAGGGCAAGGCCCTCGCGGCCGACTACGAGGCCAAGGTCGTGGCTGGCTGGCGGACCATGTCCCTGGCGTCCGACCTGATCCTGCCGTCGGTGGACCTCGGCGATGTCGACCCGTACCTCTACCTCCTGGAGGCGAACCGGGTCCTGACCGCGCGCAAGGTTGCCCCGAAGCAGGGCCGCTTCGCGATCGTCGGCTCCGACGTCGCGGCCGCGTTCCTCGCGTCCGACCGCCTGTCGCGGTACGACTCGACCGGTGAGACCGGCACCCCGGCGCTGCGTGACGCGGTGATCGGTAAGGTCGCGAACACCGTGATCATCGAGCACGAGGGTCTGGACCCGAAGGAGGGCTACCTGGCCTCCACCACGGCCCTGATCCTGGCCAACCTCGCTCCCGAGGTTCCGGCCGGCGCCACCACGGGCTCCACCTTCTCGCAGGGTGGGTTCGCGATGCGCTGGATCGCCGACTACGACCCGAACTACCTGCGGGACCGCTCCATCGTGAGCTCGTTCCTCGGCCTGGTCGACGTCCGCGACGAGCGCAACGCCGACGGCTCCTGGATCTACGAGGTCGGCGACATGGACGAGGACGACGCCCCCCAGGGTACCGTCTTCAACCCGGTCGGCACCCGCAAGAACGTCCGCGCGGTGAAGATGCAGTTCACCGGCACCGGTTCGGTCCTCGACTGATCCTGAACGTTCCGAGAACCCCCGCTTTCCGCTGACAGCGGAGGCGGGGGTTTTCCCGTACATGAGAGGATTGAGCCATGGCGTACCTGGAGACCCTTGAGCACCTCGCGATCCTGTCCAAGAAGGACCCGGCAATCGTTGAGGCCGACCCGTTTGCTCAGCTCATCATGGAGAAGGCGACGGAGCTCTGCATCTCCACTGCTGGCATTCCGGCACCGGACTGGGAGGCCGATCCCACGCTCGCGCCCGGACGCGTCCGGACCATCTGCCTGTTCGTTGCCTTCCGGACGTACAACAACCCCCGCTCCGTGATCAACAGCGGCGTCGGGCCCATCAGCGAGTCGATCCTGGCCCAAATGGCGGCCGCCATGCAGCTCACGGATGCCGAGCGCGAAGAGCTCGAGGCCATCGGCGAAGAGAACGGGCTCGGCGGCCTGTGGGTCCTGTCGACCACTGGCGGGCCAGAGTCTGTCATGGACACTCAGTTCCTGCCGGACAGCTCTCCGACCGACTGGTGGATCCCCTACTTCGCCAACGGCGACGTCGGCACCGAGTGGGACGAGACCACCCCGCCGCCGGACCCGGGCGGCGGCGGCTCCGGAGACGGCCCCAGCATGGCTCAGTTCCTGTCTCTGCAGGCGCTGGTGACCGGCCTGACGAGCACCAAGGCCGACGTCAGCACGGTCACGCCCAAGGCCGACAAGACGTACGTCGACACGCAGCTGGCTGGCAAGGCGTCGACGGCCTCGGTCGCGACCAAGGCGGAACAGAGCGATCTCACCGCAGGGCTCGCGGTCAAGGCCAACACGTCCGACGTGACAGCGGTCGACAATGCCCTGGATGCCCGACTCGACGCGGTCGAGGCCGAGCTGCCCAACAAGGCGGATACCGCTGACCTCGGTCCGCAGATTCACCTCGGCGACACTCCTCCCGTCAGTGGCTCCGGCGAGCTGTGGGCTGACACGGATCCGGACTAATGCCCGGCGTGCCGACGATCGCCCTGGCCTTCGACGAGGTCAGCGGCGATGTCGTTGACCACAGTTCGAACGGTCACAACTTTCCGCTGACCGGAGCGACTACCCGGACCCCTGCCGGCGGTGGAGCCTTCGGTACGCGCGGACTCACGCAGCTCGGCGCCGAGGCCTTCGTCGCATCCAGTGTTGATCCGACTACGATCCGGACTCCGCAGTGGACCTGGATGCTGAACCTGAAGACCTCAGCGGAATTCACTGGTTGGGTCGGCGAGTTCTATCGGGGCGGCACCGACGACACCGGGGTGACCGGCCTGCTATACCTCTTCGGAACTCTCCGTTTCCGCGTCAAGGACACTTCCGGAACGCCCTACGAGATCACCATCCCGGTCTCCCATGGCTCGTTCCGGAACATCTGCGCCACGTATGACGGGACCACGCTGCGAGCCTATGTCGATGGCGTGCTGGTCAACTCGGTGTCGCTACCGAACTTCTGGACCGCCACCGCGCTCCGACTCCTGGACGGCTCTGATTCCACCACGGTGATCGATGACTTCCGGATGTTCAATGGCGCCCTGACCCAGGAGGAGATCGATGCTTGGCGAGTACTGCCAGCGGATCAGGTGCCGACGTTCGGAACGCCCGGTAGACTCAAGTACGAGTCGTCACCGGGAGTCTGGACCTCGATCCCTCTGAAGACCGAGACTGGCGACCCCCTGGTCGTAAAGTCTGAGACGAGTCCAGGAACCTGGGAGGCGCTACCGTGACCGGAGACGAGGAGATCATCGTCCACCCGTTCCTCGAGCGCGACCAGATGGGCGACGAGCAGTGGGGCGACGACCGCACGATCAAGTCCTGCATCGCCTGGCCGGCCACCTCGGCCGAGATCGAGGCGGGCGGCTATATCACCGACGGTTGGAACGTCTTCATCCCACCTGGCGAGCCGGAGGACAACCTCCCGGGCCCGCGCGACGAGATCACCCTGCACGGCGTACGGTACGAGGTCAAGGGCGTTCCGGGCCGCTACCGATACAACGAGGACAAGGGCACGATCCTGGTCCTGGCGAAGGCAGGTGCCTGATGCCGGTCAAGGCGAAGTACAAGCCGAACAACAAGGAGTTCGGGAAGTACATGCTGTCCGAGGAGGCTCGCCAAGCCCCGATCGCCGTCGCCAAGCAGATCGTCGAGGACCTGAAGCTGACCGTGAAGCGGTCGACCCGATCTGGTGATCACCTCGCCGACTCCTACAAGGTCGATGAGCACGCCGAGCCGATCTCATTCGACGGCAACCCACGCGTTGGCGCGGCGGTCTACTCCGACCATCCTGGCGCGGCTCCGGAGGAGTTCGGCGGCCGAGGTGGAGCGCGGAACAAGGCCCGCCGCTGGCTCGGCAAGGCGGGCGCCAAGTACCACGTAGCGAAGGCGGCTCCGAAGTGACCACCCTGAAGCCGTTCCCGAACATCCACAAGACGCTCTTCATCGCCATCGCGGCGGAGTTTGAGCTGGACGACACCCAGCTGGGGAACGTCTACCCTGAACACCCGACGACTTTCGTCCGGGTGGACAAGCTCGGGGGCCCCCGCGAGAAGCTGCGGGACTACCCGCTGGTCGATATTGAGGTTGTCGCGCCGACGTACGGGGAGGCAAGTGCCCTGATCGAGTCGATCGACAGCTGGCTTCTCAGCTACCCTCATAGCATAGCGACACCATCCGGCGTCGTTGTGCTCGATTCGGCCATCGTAACTCGCAGCCCAACGGAACTCCCGTGGGACGGCCCGGGGCGGCGGCTCGCAGCGACTTATTCCCTGACGCTCCGGCGCCGGGACTGACCTGGAAGGTGACAGCGTGCCCTCGTACGACACCCTGAAGAACAAGCAGAACGACCTGATCCGCAAGGCGCTGGACGGCTCGGCCTTCGTGTCGCCGTACTCGCTGGCCAACGGAACCCCCACCGACCCCATCGACTCGCTGACGGAGTACAACGCCACCGCAGTCGTGGCCACCCTCGTCGGCGGTCCGGATGCAGTGGCCATCGCGTCGGGTGGAAACCTGGTCGTCAAGGTCGCCGGCACCACGTTCACGGTTGCGCTCGCGACCGCCGACACTCCGGCCCAGGCTGCGACGAAGATCGACACTGCCGTCACGAGCGGCACCTCGGCGATCGTCAGCGGCAAGCTGAACATCGTCTCGACCGGCACCGGCGAGAACGTGGCCATCGAGGTCGTGTCCGGCACCGGTACCGTCCTGGCGAACCTCGGCCTGACCGCTGGCCAGGCTGCCTACGGCAAGGACTCCGGCATCTCGCTGCGGCAACTCCCGAACCTGTGGGACGACCTCGGCTGGCTGACCACCGACGGCGCCTCGCACTCGCGCGACGTCTCGAGCTCGGACGTCACCTCGTGGGGCTCGGTTACGCCGACCCGGACCGACATCACGTCGGACACCACGGCCGTCGCGGTCGTGGCGCAGGAGACCAAGCTCCTGACCGTCGGCCTGGCCAGCGGTGTCGACCCGTCCACCATCGTGGCGGACATCGACACCGGTGAGGTCTCCATCGCCAAGCCGACTCGCCCCCGTGGCAAGTACTGGCGGGTCATGACCCTCGCGGTCGACCTGGGCGACGGCGGCGAGATCTACATCGGCCGCTTCCTGCCGCGCGCGAAGGTGACCAACTACACCGAGCAGAACTACGGCCAGTCGGACGACCCGATCTCGTGGGGTGTCACCCTGACCGGTGAGACCGACCCCGACCTCGGCTACTCCGAGCGCTGGCTGTTCGGTGGCCCGGGCTGGAACGCGCTGCTGGACGAGATGGGCATCCCGCGCGCCGAGGCCTGATCGAACGCAAGACCCCCTCTCCCCTGGCGGGCTGGAGAGGGGGTCTTCGCATGTCTACCGCAAAAGTATCCGCATATGGGTACTTTTGCAGCATCGGAGTGCTCTGCTACCATCGGACCCATGGCACATGAATTGGGAACCTACCGGAAGCCGGGCAAGCCGGATCGCACCGCACGCACGCGCGCCCAAGCCGTCGAGTACATCTGGGACGGCTTCAAGCACGTTAAGACCGAGGACGCTCCGGCGACCGAGGCCAAGGAAGAGTCGAAGCTCCTGCGCAAGGATGGCAGTGACCCGACCGATCTGGCCTCCGCTCCGTCGGACGCCGAGAAGGCCGCTGCCGCCAAGGCCGACGTCGAGAAGGCCAAGCCGAAGCCCCAGGCCCCTCAGGCCTGACGTTTACACGCCCGCCAAGCCCGCCGACCTGAAGGAGCACCATCGTGACTGACGTCACCGACATCAACTCGCACGTCGACTTCAACCTCGACACCGTCGAGACCGAGAAGCGGAAGCCTTTCCACTTCTCGATGAGCGGCAAGGACGGCACTGTCCGCCGGATCCGGATGAGCGACCCGCACAAGATCGACTGGAAGACCATCCTCGAGATGGAGAAGCCGATTGAGCTGCTGCGCGAGGTCTTGTCCGAAGAGGATAAGGCGTTCCTGCGCGACAACCCGATCGACGCCGAGAAGTTCAACCTCCTGATGGAGAAGTTCTTCTCGCACTACGGCTTCAACCTCGCGCAGGGAAAAGCCGCCGCCTCGTCTATCTTGTAGGCCACTTCTTCAACGAGCTCGAGGCCGACTTCTGCCACTACTACCCGAACGAAGACATCCGGGAACTGTGGCAGAGTCGGCAGTGGCGCAAGCTGCTGAACCTGATCGATCACCTCCCGCAGAACACGCACTACTACCAGTCGCTGATGCAGGACGACGAGTATGCGAAGCAGATCGCGAAGATCCGGGAGAAGGAGAAGGCCGACAAGGGCGACAAGCCGGCTCCTCCACGGTGGGAGACCTGGTCGAACGAGCGCGAAGGACTGGCTCGGGTCGAGGATGCCGTGCGCGGTCTCGGGCAGACGATCGTCGGTGCGTTCGGCGGTAAGCCTGGCGAGTTCAAGCCGTCTCAACGACCCGAGACCAAGATCGACAAGGCGGCCGCCGACGTGCGCTCTGACTCGCACAAGAAGCTGGCCAGTCGCTTCATCGCTGGCCGTAAACGGCTCTGATAGACTGGGATCCAGCTCAGCCTGCCATCCGACCTGGAGGATCACGTGCCGTACTCTGCGGGTACCGTCATCCTCCAGGTCATCCCCTCGTATGTCGGTTTCCAAGAGGCCAACAAGCAGCAGGCGCAGGACATCGCGGACGCGCTCGACTCCGGGCTGGACAAGGGCACGAAGTCCGGCGCCGCCAAGGCCAAGAAGAACATCGACGACGTGCTGGGCAACGGCATGGAGAAGTCCGGCCAGGAGCACGCGGAGAAGTACGCGGGCAAGTTCCGGACCGAGCTCGGCAACTCGCTCAAGAATCTCTCGCGCGAGATGGAGCCCATCCAGCTCCGGACCGACAACCACGAGCTCATCTCGGCGTTCGAGCAGGCCAAGGCTGAAGCCAAGGCGCTGTCGAAGATCAAGATCAAGCCGGGCATGGACACCAGTGAGATCGAGGCCCGCGCGGCCTTCGTGCGCGCTCTGCTGAAGCGGATCGACGACGACGCTGACGTTCGCGTCAAGATGGACATCTCGGCGGCCACTGGATCGATCGATCGACTCGACGCGGCTCTGACCAAGCTCCAGAAGGCTGCGGTCATCGAGCCCGACATCAACACCCAGACCTTCGAGCGCAAGGTCGGCTACCTCGAGAAGACGCTCCGCGAGAAGCTCGGCCGCGCCACTGAGGCGCTCGGCGACGGCGTGAGCGAGCAGCTCGACAAGATCAAGCTGCAGATGAACCAGCTCCGCGACAAGCGGATCGGCATCGACATCTCTGCCGATGACGCGATTCGCGACGCCAAGGACCTCCAACACTGGCTGGAACTGCTCTCGGCGACCGATCCGAACGTCCAGGTCCACCTTGACGCGAAGAAGGCCTCAGCCGAGCTGAAGGCTTTCGAGCGCGAGCTGACCAAGGTCGACGGCAAGAACGTCAGCCCGGACGTCAAGATCAAGGGCACCGAGCGGGCACAGAGCCAGCTCAGCCTGCTCGATCGCCTGCTCGGCAAGCTGGGCGTGGACGGCCGCGACGTGGCGAACTCGTTCCGCTTCTTCAGCTTCGCTGCCCTGGCTGCGGCTGGTGCCGGCGCGGCCCTGATTCCGATCGTCCTGGCCCTGAGCGGCGCCTTCATTGCGCTCGGCGTCGCACTGGGAGGGCTGGTCATCGGTGGCGCCATTCTGGCTGCGGCCTTCTCGGGGCTCGGCAATGCCGTCGGAGCTCTGAACGACCAGCAAGACAATGCGGCCAAGGATGCCCAGGCGAACGCCAAGCGCATGACCAGCGCGGCTCGCCAGGTTGCCGACGCCGAGCGGTCGCTGAAGCGTGCCCGCGAGGACTCCGCTCTGGCTGCGCGCGACGCTGCTCAGGCTGTCGCTGACGCTGAGGAGCAGGCCGCTCGTGCCATGGAGACCTCGCTGCGTCGCCAGCAGGACGCGCAGCAGCGCTACAACGAGACCGTCCAGAGCTCGATCCAGGCGCAGAAGGACCTGGTCCAGGCGCGCAAGGATGCTGCCAAGGATCTTCAGGACCTGGATAACCAGCGGAAGCGGAACGCGCTCGACGAGCGACAGGCCGTCATCGACCTGTTCAACGCGACCGTCGCCGACACCGCCGCCCGCCAAGACCCGGGCGCGACCAACCTGGACAAGGAGCAGGCGGCCATCAACCTGGGCGACGCCCAGCTCCGCCTGAAGCAGATCCGCGAGCAGGGCAAGGAGCTCCAGGACCAGCAGAAGCAGGGTGTCGACGGATCCGACAAGGTCAAGACCGCGCAGGACCGCGTCACCGCCGCCCTGGAGGCGCAGAAGCAGGCCCAGCAGGACCTGGCTGACGCCGACAAGGATCTCACTCGGACCCGGCTGGACAACGCTCGGTCGATCCAGGATGCCCTGGAGGCGCAGCGTCGTACCGGCGTCGACAACCAGCAGCGGCTGGCGGACGCCACCCGGAACCTGAAGGAGGCGCAGGAGGACTACCGCCTGGCCCTGATCGACACTTCGGTGACTGGCCGGGAATCGTTCAACAAGGTCCAGGACGCGATGGGCAAGCTGTCGCCTGCCGGTCGTGAATTCGCCCTGTTCATCCACAGCCTCCGTGACGATTTCTACGACCTCCGCGCTATTGTCCAGGAGGGCTTCCTGCCTGGCCTGCTGGAGGGCATGAAGCTCGTCATCGACACCTACGGTCCGGGCTTCAAGGAGTTCGTCGGCACCATCGCACAACTGTTCGGCCGCCTCGCCGTTGATCTGGCTAAGCTGTTCACCGGGCCCGCCTTCAAGCGTCTGTTCGAGGTTCTGGCCGCGATGACCCCGAAGGTCATCGAGATCTTCTTCAAGACGTTCGTGACGTGGCTGGAGATCTTCGCCAACGTCGCAGTAATCTTCGCGCCCATGGCGGTGCAGATCTCGCAGTTCATCCTCGACATCTCGCAGTCGATCCTGAAGTGGATGAAGAGCAAGGCTGGCCAGAAGGCGATCGCCGACTTCCTCGCCTACCTCAAGGAGGTCGGGCCGGATGTCGCGAAGTTCCTGCTCGCCCTTGCGGGCGCCTTCGTGGCAATCGTGCGCGCCCTGGCACCGTACGGCGACATGCTGCTGCGCTTCCTGACCGGCTTCCTCGACTGGCTGGCAGGCATGGACCCGGAGACCCTCGGCACACTGCTGGTCGGTCTTCTCGGCCTGGTCACCGCCTTCCAGGGCCTGGCCGGTATCATCTCCCTACTGTCCGTGATCGCCGGCTCCACGCTGGGCCCGATCGTCCTGGCGATCTTCGCCGTCGTCGCCGCGCTGGTGTACTTCTACAACACCAACGAGAACGTCAAGAAGATCCTGGACACCGTCTGGCACGCCCTGGTGGCCCTGGTTCAGTGGGCCTTCCCGATCTGGAAGCAGTACATCGACATCATCGCGGCCGCGATCATCTGGCTCGCGACCCAGATCAAGTACGCCTGGGACAAGTGGATCTGGCCGTTCCTGCAGGCCTTCGGCGGCGCCCTCGCCAGCTTCTGGAAGAACACGGCCTGGCCGATCCTGAACGCCTTCGGACAGCTCGTCGGCAAGATCTTCCGTGACGTCGTCTGGGCCTGGGAGCACATCCTCTGGCCTGTCCTGAAGCTGATCGGCCAGATCATCTACAACATCTTCGAGATCGCCGTGAAGCCCGTCCTGGTCGGACTCGGAGAGGTCTTCAAGGCGCTCTGGTCCGGATTCGTCTGGGTCTGGGATCACACTGGCAAGCCGCTCTTCTCTGCCATCGCTCGGGCCCTCGGCCTCGACGACAACATGAAGGAGAACGGCGGCGGCCTGGTCGGCGTCTTCAAGACCGCCTTCGGGATCATCGGCACGATCTGGGACGGCCTGAAGCAAATGGCCAAGGGGCCGATCGACTTCGTCATCGGCACCGTCATCAACAAGGGTCTGATCGCCGGATTCAACTCGCTGGTCGGCAGCCTGCCGGGCGTCAAGGCGCTGACCCCGATTCCGTGGCCGCCGCCCGGCTTCGCTTCCGGTGGTATCCCGGACTCGACTTACGGCGTCCGGCCGGGCTATATGCCGGGTCGAGACAACCAGATCATCGCGGTCGGCGGCGGCGAGGCCATCCTTCGCCCCGAGCTCACCGCTGCACTCGGCTCCAACTGGGTGCACGCGGCGAACAAGCGCGCTCGCAACGGCGGCATCCAGGGGGCAATGCGCTTCCTGCAGGGCTTCAAGAGCGGTGGCGTCTACCCGGACTCCGGTGGCAGCAACCGTCTGGGTATCGGAGACTGGGATCGCACGTCGTACCACGGCAAGCGGATGGACTACTACACCGTTCGCCTGCTTCAGGCGGCTGAGCGCCTGGCCGGCCACGCCTTCACCGTCACGCAGGGGTCCTACTCGACTGCCGTGGCCGCGTCGGGCTCGACGCACGCAGGGGGCGGTGCGCTGGACCTGGGCTGGATCGGCCGCGTGGCCGACGTGCTCTCGCTGCGCATGGCTGGCTTCGCTGCCTGGCACCGCAACCCGAGCCAGGGGCCGTGGAACGACCACATCCACGCCATTGCCATTGGTGACCCAACCGCAAGTCCTGCGGCGAAGAACCAGGTCCAGGACTACTTCAACGGTGGCAACGGTCTCGGCGGCCGGGACGACGGACCGAGCGTCAAGGACAAGGGTCTGCTTGACCGCCTCAAGGAGGCGGGCGGCAACGTTCTCGGCGTGATCGGCGATGCGCTGTCCAACCCGGCCGAATGGCTTCTGGGCAAGGTCAGCTCGCAGCTCGAGAAGATCACCAAGGAGTGGGGCGACAACACTTTCACCCAGATCATCACCGGTATCCCGAAGAAGCTCATCGAGGGCATGACCTCGATCATCCAGGGCCTGGCAGGCTTCGGCGGTGACACCAGTGGTGGCGTGAAGTCCATCGTCCAGCGCATCGCAGCGAACTTCGGCTGGGGCGACGGCGACCAGTGGAACGCCATTGACTGGATCGTTGGCAAGGAGTCCGGCTGGAACCCGATGGCGAAGAACCCGAACTCGTCCGCCTTCGGCCTCGGCCAGCTCCTAAAGGGCACAGCGGCGGCATACGGCGGCCAGTCCAGTGATCCGGGCGTTCAGGGCCAGCAGCTGATGCAGTACATCTCCGACCGCTACGGCGACCCGGTGAAGGCCAAGAGCTTCTGGGAGGCTCACGGCTGGTACTCCGACGGCGGCGTAGTCCCCGGTGCGCAGTCGGTGCCGGACAACGGTACGATGATGTACGACAACGGTGGCTACTTGCCACCGGGTGTGACTACCGTGGTGAACCTGACCGGAAAGCCGGAGCCCGTCTTCACCGCAGCCCAGTTCGAGGGCATGCGGGGCAGTGGTGGCCAGGCTGGCGGTCTGCACTACGAGCCGCACTTCTACAACTCCGACCTGACTGCGGACGACGTGATGGACGACTTCCGCTTCGAGACCCGGCGACTCAAGAGGGGAAGCTGACGTGGCCACTGCGCTCGAAGATCACCAGTTCGAACTGCTCGCCTCCGAGGACTTCTCGGAGGGTGCCGCATTCGGCATCGGCCTAGCCGTGTCCTGCAACGCTGACGGATTCGATCCTGGCGCCAACGACTGGCTGGTCCAGGACCAGGACGACCCCTTCAGCGGCGCGACCCGAGTTGGCCGCGACGTGCGCAAGGGTCCGACGTGGACCTGGGCGCTACACGTCAACATGGAGGACGAGGAGGGCGCTCTCGAAGCGCTCGAGACCCTGGCCGAGGCCTGGGCCCCGGAGGAGTCCAACACGCCCGGCTCGGTGTCGATCCTGCGGTACAAGGTCGGCGGACGAGTACGGCGCGTCTACGGCCGGCCCCGCCGGTTCGCGGCCCCGCCGGACAACCGAATCCTGGGCGGCTTCGTACCGGTCACGGCGGACTTCAAGCTGGTCGACGCGCTCTACTACGGCGACAGCGTCGAGAGCGTCACGCTGGGCGTGGCCTATACCTCCGCTGGAGGCTTTGTCTTCCCCGTGACTTTCCCGGTCATGACCGCGCCCGGTGGATTCACGCCTGGCCAGGCTGTGGTTACCGGCCGCCGCCGTACCTACCCGGTGATCCGGATCAACGGTCCGATCATCAATCCGGAGGTCCAGGCGGACAACTGGAACCTGCGTTTAAACGCCACCATCGCCGAGGGCGATTGGATCGAGATCGACACGCGGCCGTGGAAGAAGACGATCGTGAACAGCTCCGGCGGTTCGGTCCCTGGTCTTCTCAGCGCCCAGACTAGTCTTCGTCAGCTCTACCTGAATCCTGGCAGCCAGAGTTTCGGCTTCCGGGGCATTTCCGGCGAGGGCACTGCGACCTGTACCATTAGCTGGTACCCAGCTTTCGCTTCACTCTGATGGAGGAACTGTGACCCTCACTGCCGCACCGTGGGCACTTGATGGCGCCCGCTCGCCTGCGAGCCTGGCCCGCCTGGCCACGCGCGCGGCCGTCAAGCAGTCCGGAATCATCAACCCCGGAGACATGAAGGTGCTCCCGCTGAGCACGCCGGGCGATGGCGTCCGGATCAGCGTCGGTGGCGCCGTGCTCGAGAACCGATACACCGCGACGTCTGGCCAGTCCTACGTGGTCGAGGCGACGGCGGAAGAGATCCTCGGCGCCAGCCAGAACTTCTCCGGCATCATCGGCCAGGGGACGACCAAGCATCACCTGATCTGCGTCAGCATCGGTGACCCGAACTACTCGGTCGCCGGCCACCCGTGGATGACCACCGCCATGCAGGACGACCTCGAGGCCTCGCCCGAAACCGCCCTCGATTTCCAGTACGTCCGCGCCTGGGTCATCAAGGACGTCCCGCTCGGCACTGCGCGCGTCGAGGACCTCATCTCCCCGCCCGGCTACCCCGTGTACGCCCTGGCTCGCCTGGAGGTCCCGAACGGCTCAGGATCGATCACCTCGGGCATGATCAAGGACCTCCGCCAGGTGGTCAACCCCCGATCGCAGAACGTCCAGTGGAACGTGGCGATCGCCAGCGACGACCTGCTCACCGTCCCCGTCGACCTGCAGTACGAGACCTGGCCGGACAACTCGGTGAAGGATATCTACATCCCGCCGTGGGCGACCCGCGTCTACGTGACCGCCTGGATCCACAACTTCTTCAAGGGCGCCAACATCCTCACCGATGCGCGCATGCGCGTGGCCGCCTTCAACGGGGCTACCCGGAAGTTCAATGGAGCTGCGGTCAAGTTCTACAACCCGGCTCCCGGACAGGCCAACACCCGCTGGACGACTCTCATCGGCGACCCGATGGACATCCCCTCGGCCGATCGCGGTACGACTCGCACCTTCCTCACCGAGGCCACCCTGGTCGATCACACGGCGATGAACAACAACATCAAGTGCGACATCGGCACGTCGGTGATGGTCAGCCTGAGGTTCGTCGAAGAGGCTGTCTGATATGGCCGCCGACTGGCGGTTCATCCTGCAGAACATCGACGGCGACATCCTCCACCCGGATCTCCCGCTGACTGGTGTCTCGATCACCGAGTCGGTGAACGCCACCAACGAGATGACCGGATCGATCACCCCTCCCGTTCGTGGCCTGGCCGAGCAACTGCTCAGCTGGGGGACTCTGGTCTGGGCGGAGTCGGCAGGCAAGATCCGTGGTGGTGGGATCCTGGTCCACACCGAGACGTCCGGCAATCAGATGGACCTCGAGATCATGGGCCTGCACGGCTACGCCTACGGCATGCCGTACGGCCCGGACCGCGCCGACTCGATCTTCTTCGTCGAAGAGGACCCGCTCAACATCTACCGGCACATCTGGACCTACCTGCAGGGCAAGCCCGGCGGGAATCTCGGGCTGACCGTGGACCCTCTGCTGACTGGCCTGAAGATCGGCGTCGAGCTGGAGCAGGGTGAGTTCGACACGCAGAACGGCCCGATCAGCTACGAGTCCGGCCCGTACAAGCTGAACTGGTACGACACTCACGACCTGGGCAAGAACATCGACGACCTGGCCAACGACACGCCGTTCGAGTTCCGGGAGATCAACAACTGGAACTCCACCGGTGATCTGGTCGAGACTCGCATCGAGCTGGCCTACCCCCGGTTCAATGCTCGCCGTACCGACCTGCGCTTCGCTGTCGGCGAGAACATCCTGGTCTCACCGTCGGTCGCGCACGCAGGCGACGAGTGGGCCAGCGAGCTCCTTCTGCTCGGCGCGGGCGAAGGCCGGACGATGATCCAGGGCTCGGCCTCACTTCCTCGTGGGAGCCGGCTCCGGCGTGTCGCGGTCGTCGAAGACAAGACGATCAAGGACGTCCGGGTCGCCTCCAACCGCGCGGCCAACCTACTCAAGGCCCGAGTCGAATCCGGCGATCTGACCTCCGTCACCGTCACCGATCACCCGCATGCACCGCTGGGCAGCTTCCACGCCGGTGACGAGATCAAGCTCTTCCTGGACTACGACTGGCAGGAGGGTGAGAGCTACTGGGTCCGCGTCGACAGTATCACCTACTCACCCGACCAGGGGAACAACGCGTCCCTCAGCGTCGTACGTTCCGACAAGGTAAGCTAGGCGTTATGGCCAACCAGTCTCGGGAACTCCGTGAGCTCGCTCGTGCGCTGAACGCGCTTGACCGGCGCGTTCGGGCTATTGGATCCGGCGGCCAGCTCGCTCACTCCTCGGTCGAGGACGGCGCCGTCCAGGCGTACGATCGCGACGGCTCGCAGGTTCTGCAGATCGGCAAGCAGTGGGACGGCACCTACGCCCCGAACGCGCTGAACGGCCCGACTCCCCCGACCCCTTCCGGGTTGTCCGTCACCGACGCGACCGAGGGTCTGGTGGTCGCCTGGGATGGTACGTTCATGGGCGGCCTCGTGCCAGCTCCGATGAACTTCCTGCGGGTCGACGCGCACGTCGGCGCGGCCGACACCTTCATCCCGGACCACACCAACCGCGTGGCCAGCTTCGTCTCGCCCCAGGGCGGCAGCCTGAGCGTGACACTGCCGTACGGGACCTACTACGTCAAGCTGGTCTGCTGGACCCTGGCTGGCAAGGTCAGCGCACCCAGCGACCCGGTGAGCGGCGACTCCTGGCCCGTCGAGGTCTCCACGGACGGATTCGCTCCGGCCAGCTCTCCGGCCGCCGAGTTCAAGGGTGGCCTCGAGGTCATCCTCGCCAAGTGGGCTCCGATCGCCAACGCCGATCCGGTCACCTATCAGGTCCACATCAGTACGGCGTCCGGCTTCACGCCGGATTCTACGACCCTGGTCGCCACCACGGCCGCCACGCAGCTGACCATCAAGGCGCTGCCAGGCCTACCGCCGGTCAATCCTGGTGATCCGGATCCGCGAGAGATCCAGTACGACACGACGTACTACGTTCGGATCGTGGCGCAGGACGCCGATGGTGCGGCCGCCCCAGGCGCGCAGGCTTCCGGGACGATCTTTCAGGTGACGGGCGACAATATCGCGGTCGACACCATTCGGGGCAACCACATTATCGGTGGCGAGATCACTGGTGACCTCTTCGCCTCGACTCTGTCGATCTCCTCAGCCTTCTGGACGGCACTGTCTGGTCAGCGCGCCGGCTTCACCCCCCAGGGCTTTTTCGCCTACCGTTCGGACGACTCTCCGATCTTCCGGATGCCGACCGACGGCTCCAACGCGTTCCTCGATGCCGAGATGGTCATCCGTGGCGCTACCGTCACCGGTGGACTTTCGATCCAGAATGCCCAGAACGAGGTCACGGCCGACGGCGCGGTCACGCTTATGCGCGGCATCGTCGCCCCGTCAGCATCCCCGAACATCGTGGACGACTACGAGAAGATCCTCCCGAGTACGGCGAGCATCGCAATGGCCACAAAGACCACCAGCATGGGTGCCTTCGACCTGGTGGCCAGCGAGGTCAGCCAGATCGAGTACAAGGGTACCTACTGGGTCATTCACCAGGTCCGCTCCAACGGCACTCGGTCCTGGTTCTTCGACCTGTCCGGCAACCCGACCACGGTTGGCGGACTGTACTTCAACGACCACGCGGAGTGGCAGATATACTCCACGGTTACGCTGTCAGGCTCCTCGGTGCCTGCTCGCGATGGCGTTTACACCATGTTCCGCTGGACCGTGGACGGAATCTGGTACCTCCACATGGGACCCACCAACGGTATCGCCCGGTACAGCCTGCGCAACGCTACCCAGACGCCGGTGCTCGGCTGCAACGCCGACGACATCTTCATCTCCGAGGTCCTGGCCAACGGTTCGCTACAGTGCAACTTCGTCCGGCCGCTCGGCCTCCTCGACGTGCCGACGGCCTTCTCGGTTCGCAGTACTCCGGCGAGCTGCTACGGTTCCAGCATTCAGCTCACCGCCGTACAGTTTCGGGCGGGCGGCTACGGTACGGGCGCGGCTCGCTACTACGTGACGCAGCGGTACGACGCCCTAGCCAACCTGCTGGTCAATGGCTCGGCCGGTGGAAGCCAGATTCTCTACCCGGGTGGCTCGTCGGACAACTGGGCGTCAGCCGACAAGGACTCGGAGTCCTTTGAGGCTCCCGGCGTTCAGCGACGCGGCACGGCGTACGACGGTACCAACTTCTGGACCTACGGCTCGGACGGCTACCTTTACAAGCACACCAACACCTACTGGAACCCGAACTTCGTCTCCAGTAAGATCTGGGCCCAGGCCACTCAGTACGATGGCGACCCTCTTGGCACCGGCCTGCACGAGACTACGCCCGGCCCTGCGGTTGCCTACACCTGGAAGCGCCGCTCCCGGTTCAAGGTCAGCATGTCCAGTCCTCCTCCGGACAACGGTGGTCTGGACGATCCGGATCGCTATCGGTTCTACATCGGCCGGGGAGCGACCAAGCCGACCAACAGCAACTTCTGGCTGCACTACACCGGCCTCGGTCCGACGACCCTGGACACCCTGACGGTGGTCGGCTCGAACCCGCCGACCGTCAACGGCTTCCCGTCGTCCAACCCGGCACAGATCAAGAACGACGACTCCAGCCTGTACATCAAGGGCGATGGCTCGGCGCGCTTCGTCACCGCCACCATCGGTCCGGCTGGCGGCACTGCGCGCAAGATCCAGCGCGAAGATGCGTTCTGGTATGGCCACATGGCGGCCGCGACGTCGAACATCAGCCACAACACCAACACGAATATCACCGGCTTCACCGTTGGTGATCCCAACGAGACCGGCGAGGAAACGAACTACAACATTTCCTTTGCCTCTGGCGTCTTCACGGTCACTGATGCTGGCTGGTACAACATCAATCTGGGGCTCTACTGGAATCTAGAGTTCGCCGCAGGAGTTCGCGAAGCTTATATCTACCGTGGCACTTCCGGCGGTAGTCAGGCGCTCTGGCATTCGGTTGGCGGAAGTACGACGATCAACCCGGTCAATTTCATCAACCGGAAGATTTATCTCCAGGCTGGAGGAACTTTCCGAGTGATCTGCTTCCAGAACGCGGGAGTCGGAAACGTAGTCTCCCTCAAGGGCGATGGCACTGCCGGCACTGCTGGCCGGTACAGCTACATCAACATCGACCGGATCCGGTCCTGACCGTTATACTGGCCTGATGGCACACTGGCGGATCTACTTCGCACCTCACTGCGACGACGAACAGCTCACCATGGGCTTCCACATGGCCGACATGCGGAAGCGCGGCGAGAACATCCTCGTCGTCTTCATGAACCTCTCCGGCAACACCGGCGCACGGGCCAAGCTCAACGGTGTCAACTCGACTCCGCCGTACTCGGGTTGCCCCGTGCATGGCTACACCCACAACCCTGACATCGAGTTCTACGACGGCGCTCCAGTGCTCGAGCTCGACGAGATCCGGGACTCTCGCCTGAAGGAGTCTGTCAGCGCTCTGGGTGCGATCGCAACGATCCCGACCATCTCGGGCGTGACTCCGGGCGCGGTGGCCTACGAGACCGCCGGCCTGCCGGACAGCTTCGGCAACCTGCCGGACGCGGCGGACATGGCCGAGGCGATCATGCGCGACGTTTACACGCGCTATCCGAACTCGTTTCTCTACACGACCTCGGAAGGCGACGCCCATCCGGACCATGCGGCGTGTGGCCGGGCCTTGAAGGCCATGCGCGCCTCGGCCGACCTCGGCCCCGAGCTGATCAACTCGCGGTTCTTCGTCTCCAAGCTGTACTGGAAGGAGAACAACAACAACGCCTACCCGCCGGCCATCCTGGCGGCTTCGACTCCGCCGGGCTCCACGGTCAGTACGCTGGCGTGGTACAACTCGGCCAGCTGCGTCGCGGGGACGTACACCGAGCTCTCGAACATCATGCGCAACCGCGTCATCAAGCCGTTCAGCGCCTGGTCGCCGGCCGACGGGGTATACGGCGTGGGTGGCCACTCGGTTCCCGATCAGTGGGCAGACTGCTTCGGGACCGGGGTCAATATCCAATGCTTGATGCACCAGTAACGATCGGATCCAGCAACATCCGATCGTAAGGATGCTCCAGGCAAGAGGGCCCGGTACCATGGGTGACAACGACCTCCTCAGAAGTGACGGAGCTCGCCAGCCACCTACGGATCGGGCCCTTTCGATGTCTCACACGCACAAGCGCGGATGGTTCAAGCGCATGAACCCTATTGCTCGGTTCAAGCGTTCCTACCGTGGTGAGCCCAATCCGATCTGGGTGATGTCGGCGACGGCGCCGTTCGAGGTGCCGATCGTGACGTACTTCGCATTCCTCGGCTGGTGGGTGCTCGGCGCCGGTATCCAGGTCACCCCTGGCAGCATCGTCGCCACGCTTCCACTCTGGCTGATCTACCTCTGGGCAGGCTGCTTCGCCGTTGGCGGAACGATCGCTCTGGTCGGCCGCTACTTCCAGCGATTCCCCGTGGAGAGCTCTGGCCTGGCGCTGCTGGCTTCAGCGTTCTTCACCTATGCAGCAACTGTGACCTACATCAACGGCTTGAACGGTGCCTTTGCCTCGGGGGCGTACCTGGCACTGCTGACGGGCTGTATCGTTCGGATCCGAGTCATCGCCCTGGACAAGAAGGCCCATAGGGTGGCGGTTCAGATCCTCCAAGAAGAGCGCGACGGAGACGCCCCCTGATGATGACCCTACTAGTTCCATTCATCACGCTGGACTTTCCGACCGTCGGAGGGGCCAGCGGTATCTTCGTTGCGATCGGCTGGGTGCTGCGGGAGATCATCTCCTGGCTCGGCCGACGGAAGGACCAGGAGCTCGCCGAAGTTGGTCAGTCCGTCACCGCGACGTCGTCTGCGGTCAACGACGCCGCAACGGTGAACGCAGTCATGCTCCGGAACATCGAGGCTCTTCAGGTGGAGAATCAGCGGGTCCACTCGATCAACACCAGTCTGATCGAGACGATCACCGAGAAGGATCGGACGATCTCCGAGATGCAGGGGCAGATCCAGAAGCTGATGGGCGAGCTCGACACCCTGTATAGCCGGCTCGAGGAGCTGAAGTCGCGCTAACCGTCTGAGCGAGAGGCATTCGGCGTGTCGTCGAGTTACGCTGGAGTTTGACCAACCCAGCCCGCTAACCGAAGGACATCATTGTGGCTACCTCACAGAACGGCTGGCCAGCCAACGACAGGAACCTGACCAAGAGCTGGAAGATCCCCGGCACCACGCGAGCCATTCGCCTGGAGTCTGGCGACGCTGGCTACGTCCTCGTGCACTTCGCCGCCTGGTTCGACGCCAACATCGAGATCATCGACACCGGCGAGCTCGACGACTGGGGCTACGCCGAGCGGCCGATCCGTGGTTCCACGACCACTCTCAGCAACCATGCGTCGGGCACCGCCGAGGACCTGAACGCCACCCGCCACCCACTGGCCGTCGTCAACACCTTCAGCAAGGCTCAGGCCGCCAAGATCCGGGCCAAGCTCAAGGAGTACGACGGTGTCATTCGCTGGGGTGGCGACTACAACGGCCGCAAGGACGAGATGCACTTCGAGATCAACGCCTCGAAGGCGCGCGTTACCGCCGTGGCGAAGAAGCTGCGTGGCCAGGTTACCCCGCCGCCGGTCGCGAACCGGCCGATCGGAGCGACGATCCACCTCAGCGCGCTGAACTACGCCGCGAACGGTGGATACTTCCACTCCGGGCAGGCCAAGGCCCTCGGTGAGGTCCTGATCTTCCTGGGCTGGTACCTGCGTCGCGGCCGCGCCCGTGGCGGAGTCGTCCAGGTACAGTTCGAGCGTGACGTCCGTGTCTGGAAGGCGTTCTGTGAGCAGGCGCACCAGGCCAAGACCGTCAAGGCCGAGATGGAAGCCTGGCAGAAGGCCGGCGCCCAGTTCAAGGGCATCGTCCGGAAGGTCCAGGGCTTGTACGGCCTGACCGCAGACGGTATCGTCGGTCCCAAGACCGGCGCCGTGCTGGCCCACGACAACTACAACGTCGTTCCCTGATCGGGAACAAAGACTCCAAGGAGAATCACCGTGGAAGGTACCACCTCCGTCAAGCTCTTCGGCCGCGAGCCCGCCCTCGTCGGCGCGTTCCTGTCGGCCGTCCTGGCCCTGCTCCTCGGCCTCGGGATCGTCCCGGGTCTGAGCACCGAGACCGTCGGCCTCATCACCGCTGGTGGCGCGGCCGTCTTCGGCGCCTACGTCGCCTTCGCGGTCAAGCAGAACCTGCTCCCCGCGATCGTCGCCGCGTTCCAGGCTCTCGTGGCCATCGGCGTCGGCTTCGGTCTCGACTTCCTGACTCCGGAACTGACCGGCCTGCTGACTTCCATCCTGGTGACCGGACTCGGCCTGTTCCTGCGCACCCAGGCGGATCCCAAGGCCGGCTCGCCGACCGAGCCCCAGGCGATCGAGGTCAACTACCCCGAGTACGAGCCCTACGATCCGTCCGACGAGGATCTGGACGAGGACGAGGGTCCGTCGGCTGACCCGGCGACCGTCTTCTCTGGCGAGCCGGACGACGTGAGTCGTTCAGTCTGATCGACCATTCAGCAATACTGAACACCCCTGGTCTTGACTGGGGGTGTTCGCTTTTGTACGGTGGGTAGATGGCCAAGTTCAATAAGTCAGCGCACTTCTGTCGAACGCCGGTATTCACTGGGAAGGTGGCCGGGAAGATCTGGGTCTGCGGAGTCTGCGGAGCCCGGTTCAAGTACGTCGTATCCGAGCGAGTTGATCGGCAGGGTCGGCCCAGCAAGAAGGGGTCGTGGTTGATGCAGAGCAACGGCAGAGACGTCTGAAGCTCTCAGCGCCGATCTGAGACGTCGAAAGCCCCCGAGGACCACCAGGTCCTCGGGGGCCGAGTTCGTCAAGGAGGCGCTCAGCCAGTCTGCTTCTGGGCAGCGATGCGGTCCAGTCTCTCCTGAGCTAGCTCCAGACGCTTCGACCACACCTTCGGGTCGAGTTTGTCGGGTACGGCGTGAAAGATGTCGAACACGACAGTTCCCTCGGGGAAGCGCCAGAAGTCGCCGTCGCTGTAGTGGCGCTCCACGGCCCGCCGAGCTCGACTCTCGATCGACTCCTCGACCATCTTGGCCATCGTCTCCACCGTGCCGTAATGGCTACCAGAGCCGCCATTAGGCTGGATAGTGCGTGACCGGCCGGCCATTACGGCGCCGCTGGCCGTCGCCACCGCCTCCGGCAGGGCTCGGCCTTCCTTCATCGCGCGAGCGGGCGGGTCCTCGAGATAGAGCACGATCCGGCGGGCCGCGTCGATGCTCTTGATGTTGCCGAGCACGTCGTGGTTACAGGAGCGCTCACCGGAGCAGAGCAGGCCACGCACCTCGTCGGTCTCGTGGTCGTGGTCCACGGCCAGGCGCCGAGTCTTGGGAGCCTTCCGGCAGATGTAGCAGCGGCCGCCCTGGAACTGGTACAGCGCCAGGTAGAAGTCGTACGAGATCTTGTACGTCTCGGCGATGTGCCGGGCGTAGTTAGCGTGGCTGGTGCAGGCCTTGCAGCGCGAGCCTTGGGTGTACCAGATCGGCACCATGAACTGGCAGCCTGAGCAGAACCGTCGCCCATCCGGCCAGAGCGAGCTCGGCATGCTGGCCCGGACCTCGTGGGTCTTCAGGCTCAGCTTCCGGCGGTCGATCGCCTCGGCGATCTGGTCGTCGATGAACAGCCGGTCGACCCGGTGCCAGTAGCAGAAGTGCGAGGGGAGGTCCTTCTTGCCGCCGCACCCCAGCGTCTTACAGGGCTTCGGGCCACTCACTGACGTTCCCCTTGGTGTCCATCTTGAAGACCTTCATGCCTGGATTCTTGTGTCCAGCGTGTCGCACCCAGGCCATCGTTCGGCGAAACATCTCGATCATGTAGGCCCCTTCTCCGGGGGAGATGGGGGCGTAAATGTAGATCGCCTCCGGCCTCATCCCTTCGAATCTAGCACCTTGCATGGTGTAAACATCACGCGCCAGGATCTCTACTCCCTGTTGGGCTAGTTCGTAGCGAGCCCAACGTCCATGACTCTCACTGAGCGCCAGGATGATGTTCACTTCGCACGGTCCAGCCGGCGAGCCCAGCTCAGGCTGTACATCGTGCCGAGCTTCTTGGAGGCGAGGATTCCGTTTTCGCCGTCCCAGAGAATCCAGGCAATCTCGCCGTTCGGCACAACGTTGCGGACGGTTCCCCATCCGTAGTCCGGCGAGTAGACGCGGTCGGTGGCCTTCAGCGGCGCCTCCTTCTCCTTCAGGTGGTCGCACACGCGGGCGATCTGGGCGAACATGGCAGCGGCCTGCAGTGCCTCGGCGCGGATCTTCTCCAGATCCTCCTCAGCGAAGCACTCCATCGCCTCTTCGTACGCGATGTGCATCCAGGTGCCGGTACCAAACAGGAAGGCGTTGTCGGTCGATCGCTTGGCGGCCTCGGCGGCGGGGGCGTAGCTCTTGTGGCATCCCAGCGGGACATCCATCTGGTCACCATGCTTGCGCTCAGCGGCGACCATCGCGTCACGGACCTCGTGCAGGATTTCGGATTTGGTGGTCAACTCAGTTCTCCTCTCAAAGGGGCGAGCCCCTGCCCCGAGGTGGTGGGGCAGGGGCTCTCTACGCTCCGCTTCAGCGGAGGATCAGAACGGCGGCTCTTCGACCTCGGCCGCCTTGGCCGGCTCCGGCTTCGCGGCAGGCTTGTCCTGCTTCGCCTCGGCCTTGGGCTCGGCGGCCGGGGTCTCCGTCGCGTCACCCGCCTGGTCCGAGAAGAAGCCGTCCGACTCGTCCTTCGCCACCGGCGCCTTGTAGACGACCTCGTGGATCTTGAGCGGGTTGCCCTTGCCGGTGTCCTGCAGCTCGGTCACCTTGACGCCGAGCGTGCCGCCGAGCTCGATGTCCGCGACACCGGCCGCCTTGAGGCCCTTGCCCATCGCGCCGAAGATGTTGGTGTACTTCGGGAAGTAGACGGCGCGCTTGCCCTCGTCGAGCGACGGGTCCTTGGGGGAGCCGTCCTCGCCCTGCGGAGCCTTGGCGACCTTGTCCCAGTTCCGCGACGCGGTCTGGAGGATGACCACCAGCTGCATCTTGGGAGTGACGCCGTCCTCTTCGAGCTCCGGGTCGTTGGAGCCGAACTTGGTCTTCGCGACCTTGTTGATGGCGATGATCTCGCCCATCACGAAGTCCTTCGGGTTCTTCAGCAGTGCTGAGGGAGCACCCTCACGCATCGCGTCGTCGAAGAAGCCACCGCTGTTGTTGCTGTTGTCCGTCACTGTTACCCTCCTGGGGGTGTTGATTACCTGACAATTCCTGGCAGGTTACCCGGTGTCCATTCCTGATCACCGGGGTGACAAGGTCAAGACTAGCGGACCGAGACCGTCTGGGCAACCCCTGATTTTGAGGCGGCGCGGAGCTTGGAAAGAGTCGTCGCGTTATCGCCCTTCGCCCGCCAGCGGACTCCGTCCGTGTTCTTGACGCGGTCCGAGAACTCCTCGCGGGAGATCAGAACGTGCGGGTCGCCCAGGTCGCCGGCGACCAGGTCCATGTTGAACTCCTGGAGCCAGTCGTCGACCCGACGCTTCTCGGTGCCGTCGATCGTGGCCGAGACGGACTGCACCTCACCGGTGACGCGCAGCTGGACCGTGCCCTGGTCGTCCTGACCGTGCCAGTCGTCCAGTAGGGCTCGGTGCTGTTCGCGAGCGATCGTGAAGCCGTCCTCGTCGTCCCGCTCCTTGGCCGAGACGGCTGGGGCCAGGCCCATGATGCCGTGTGAGACCCAGGGGCTCGCCGTCGCCAGGCCGGTGATCGTCGCGATCACCTCCGGGTCCACGTTCTCCATGTGGCACTCCAGCACGGGGAAGTAGAGCTCCTGGCGGATACCGTCGATGCGCTCGGTCTTCTGGGCGATCCGCCAGCGGAAGTACTCAATCGCCTGGGTGTTGAACCAGACGGCGGCCGCGTGGTCTTCGTCGTCCTCTCCGGCCACGAGTTGCTCGGTGTGGCGCAGCAGCGAGCTCTTGGCCCGATCCAGCTCGACTTCGGAGTCGCCGTCCTCCCAGTTGCGGGCGTCGTACTTCTCGGCGCCCCGGGCGAGCAGCATGGCGTACCGGTAGATCATCTGCTCCTCGTACGGCTGGAGCTTGGTCCGGATCAGGTCGAAGCGCGGCTTGCCAGCCTCGGTGTCGCGGCGCATTCCGCTGTCGTACTGAGCGTGCTCGCCGCTGTCCTTGGTGGTGAACTCAGACATCTCCGTACCCCCTGTGCCATCCGAATCCAGCATGTCCAATTCCAGGTGCTCCGACGGAGACGAAGAGGCCGGAGCCCCAGTCGACGCCGACTCCGAATAGCCGGAGAAAGCTGACCTCAACGAACTGTCCCCGCTTCCGGAACAGCCAGGGGAGGGTCCTCCAGTTCACGGGTCGGCCAGCGGCAGCCCACCAACCTCGCCCGATCTCCGACTTCTGCTGCCAGATCTTGGTCATGCTCCGGCCGCCTCGGCTGCGGCCCAGCCTTCGGAGTCGGCCGACGGGTCGCCGTCCTGGTTTTCGGGCAGGGAGTCGAACGCCTCCTCGGCCTGCGTGATGATCGAGCCGGCGCTGGCCAGGAGCACTGCGGCACGCTCGGCCGACTCCTCGTCCTCGCGGTCGTAGGTGAGCGAGAGCTCGGCGTCGCCGAGCTTCACCGTGGTCCGCGTCCGGTCGTCCTCGAGGATCTCGAGCTCGACGGCGGCTTCGGCGGTGTAGGTGTCGCCGTTCTGCGTGATGGTCCCGTGGTCGTCCGGTGAGACCTCGAAGTTGGTCACCGTGGCTTCCTCGATGATGACGTCGATCGGTCGTTCAGCTGTCATGGTTGACTGCCTCCTTGATGTAGTCGACGTACTGCTGGACGGAGCTTACTCGCTCCTGGGGGAATGTGGCAACATCCTGGTTCCACGGTCGATCGAGAAGGAACGAGCGATACTCGCCCGTGCTCAAATCCGGCCGCAGGACCCGGGCGACGTCACGAAAGTTGTCGCCGTTGTCGTCCAGGAAAAAGTTGAGGCCGAGCTGCTTGGCTCGGAGTCCCTTCTGGCGTGTAAACGACAAGGTCTTGTACGGCACGGCGTACTGCTCCAGCCAGCGCACGGTGTGGCCGCTGATGAGCCGGCTGTGGCCGATGAAGCCGCGCGCTGTGATCAGGTGGATCTCGTGCCCGTCGAACAGCAGCGACCGAAGCGCCCGTAGGGCATCCTCGTCAGGTCCATGCTTCAGGTAGAGGTTCCCCTTCAGCGTAACTACGTCGAGCGCCTCCAGCCAGTCCTCCTTGGTGCAGCCGTACTCCTCGTACGGGCGCCAGCTGACCGGCGTCACCCCGTTGGTGATGCCGGCCTCGACGCAGGCCTCGTGAGCGCGGGCGTACCAGGGAAACAGGACGTCGTCGATGTCGAAGCCGACCTTGAACGTCTTCACGATGACCCCCAGGAGATCTGGATGTTCGCTCCTCGGACCAGCTGCTCAAGCTCGTCCTCGTCCATACCGTCGTCGGCGTTCTCGACGATGGTCAGGTACTCGATGTTCTCGATCGCCTCGCGGAGTATCCGTTCGGCTACTTTTTGGTAGTTGTCGCTCACTTCAGCTCCTCCGCTCGCTCGGTCGCAGCGTTGGTCAGCTGCGGGGTCCAGTAGTCCTTGTACTCGCGCCACAGGACGCGGAGCATCTCGACCGAGTTGCAGGTCGAGATCCACTCCAGCAGAGCTGGCTCTATAGTCTTCTCGGCCTCCTTGCCCGCGACCTTGAGCACGGTCTTGCTCATCTTGACCCGGCCGGACTCGGCGTCGCGCGCGTCCCGGACGGAGGCTGCCAGCTTGGCCATCTCGTAGCCCCAGGCGATGTCGACGTCCTTGGTCTTGCACTCGCCGTCCTTGACTGAGAACAGGATCGCGACGTCGCGGTTGATCTTGCCGGTCTTGGCCCAGATCTCCGGGAACCGGCTGGCGACGTAGTCCTCCAGGCTCATTCGGGCGCCGTTCGGCCAGTACAGGACGCTGTTGGCGTAGTTGGCGAACTGGATCGAGAAGCCCAGGTTGTTGCTGTTCCGGCCGTTCTTGGTGTCTCCGATGAAGATGCCGAGCTTTTCGGACCACATCAGATGGTCGAAGGTCCCGGCCACGCGCAGCTCGTCGTTGCAGGTGAACATCTCGGAGCCCAGCCGGACGATTCTGTTCTTGGCCAGGCAGGCAGCGAAGGCGGCGCGCTCCCGGATCACGGTGTGAGGAACGTAACCCTCGTAGCCCATCTCGGTGACGTGGTGCACGACGGTGCCTCGGTCGGCCCGCTCGTCGATCGCCACGTGGTCCAGAGCGCGCTCGATGTAGCCCAGGAGCCGCTTCTTGGACGCCGACTTGATCGGAGCGGCCGGCTCGTTGAAGCCGGTGGTGTACGGCTCGACGGCACAGAGGTCGGCGAGATCCCGGCGGCGGCCGAGCGCGACCGCGAGGTTGCACATATGCCACTCCTCGAGGAACGCCTGGTCGGTCAGGTAATCGCCGAGCTGGCTGGCTCTGGAGTAGGCCTTGATGCCGCCCTGCTCCTGCTTGATGAGCGGGCGGTCCTGCTTGTCGCGCTCGAGAATGCCCTCTTCGGCGAGGGCTTCCTCGAAGAATCCTGTGGTCACCCGTTAACTCCTCGTGTCGATTGCAGTTTCCCGCCGTGGTAGTGGCCAGCGATCATAAGGCCGGGCGAAGCCTTGGATCGGCCGACTTCGATCCGGCCAGCAGCCTTGCCGCGCTGGATCGCCTTCTCGAATGCGGCCCCTGTCATGCCGAGTGAGATCCGGATGTTGTAGTCCGTCATTGCCTGCTGGCGCAGTAGGTTGTACTCCTCGGCGAAGATCTCGTCGGAGATTTTCCGGCTAGGCAGGTCAATGTGGTCGCCGGCTTTGTTCAGTTTGGAGTAACAGCTAGCACAGGCACCCCGGCTCCTCTCGGAAGTGAACTCCTTCTTGATCTGGGCGCGGACGGACTTGTGGATCCCTCGCCACTGACTGGCCGGGACGATCCGTCGACCGCAACCACCGGTGCAGCGACCGATCGTCGGGAGAGTGATCTCTTGGCGCACCATGATCGTGGTCGGAACATACTCGTAACCCATGCCTACCTCCTCTGTCTCGATGTCCCCAACATTAGGACACCCCCTGGCCCCGTGACCAGGGGGTGTCCACGATCTGGACTAGCGCGTCCAGGCGAAGAGTACGATTGTGCCGACCGCTGCCAGGATCCCGGTGATCAAACTGGCGGGGGCACCCTTGGTGACCAGGCGTCCCAGGAGGGCTAGCTGGATCAGCCAGAGGAAGCTCACCACGACGAAGACGATGAACTGCAGGATGGTCAGGTTGTCGAGCCAGTTGATCACTTGGACTGCGCTCCGTTCTGCCAGTACGACGCTGGCAGGTAGTGGCTGAACTGCTTGAAGGTGGCCTCGCGGAGGTCCTTGCCGCGCGGGCGGCCGTCCTTGAAGCGGCGGATCCGGCGCTCCTCGGCGCGGTCGAGCCGCGCCTCGTGGAGGTCCTCGCGGTGGTCGTCGGCGCGGGCGGCCGCGATCTCGGGGTCACCGAGCTTGTTCCGGCGGGTCTGGTCGACGACGACGTTGGCCAGCAGGCCGGGCGAGACCTGCAGCTCACCGGTCAGGATCCGGCGACGCTGACGAGCCTGGGCCTCATTGCGCTGAATCGCGGCCGCTCCCCGGTCGTAGGCGCGCTGGCCGACTCGCTGCTGGGCAGCCTGACGACGACCCTCCGCACGGGTGACCCGGCGACGCTGGGCCCCGCTCGCCGGGATGGTACGGCGCGGGTTGCTCGGGTCCGGCCAGCCGATCCAGGGGTTGCCCGGGTCGGTCATGATGCCGTTCTCGTCGTATGTCGGTTCGGTCCCGGGCGCCGGGATGTCCTCGGTGCCGGTCAGCTTGTCGAAAATGTTGAACACGGTGTTACCTCCAGATGGTTGAACTGGGTATGTAAGTCGGGGCTTATGAAGCCCAGGTCAGTGGCCGCTGATCGCTTCGATGACCTTGTAGACGAAGTACACAGCGCTGGACAGTACCACGACCCCGAAGGAGATGCCTCCGATGACCGAAACGACTCTACTGGTCAGCGACGGCTTGGGCTTCTCCTCTTGCCGGATCAGTTCGATCGTCTTGTCGACAGCAGCCGCGCGGATCTTGGCATCGTCCTCGGCCGTGATCCGGACCGGGCCGACCGGTGTAATAACCATCTTGACGACCTCTCCGGTCTCGGCGTTCAGCTGGTGGACGAACTGGCCCACCATGGCCTCCTGCTCCGGCGTCAGCGGCTTCTCGGGTTCCTGTTTTTCGGTCATTTGACCTCCTTGGCTTCGAGCTCCTGCTGTAGAAGCTCCTCGGTGCTCAGTACGACGATGGTGACGGAGGTCAGGGCGGGCGGGAGCGGGATCTTCCCGATCTTCTCACCGCTGACCATGTGGACGGCGTCCGGCTCGAACTCGGTGACCCGCCAGAGCCGGCCGGTCTTATCCTCGATGTAGTACCCGGGCTGGACGTCCTCCCAGGTCGACGGGAACTTCGTCACCTGTGCTCCAGGCTCTCGTCGGCGCAGTGTTCGCGGAAGGCCTCTCGCTCGGTGCGGGCGATCTCCTTCAGCGACGTCATCCGCTTCTGCTGTTCGGAAGTCAGCGTCTGGTGCTTGGAGAGTCGCCGGACGTAGTCCTTGTACTCACCCCATGCCTGGCCAGCCTTGATCTTGCGGAACGAGCAGCAACTCGGAAGGGTGGTGACCGCCATCGGGTCTCCTCTCGTCAGTGGGTCTTGCTCACGAGGAAGAGACTATGCCTTGTCCGGCTACTACGTCAAACCCCGTCTCATCTGGTGGACATGTTGTCGTTCGAACACATTTACAAATGTTGTCGTACGACGACATCCCGCTGCGCAAAGAAGCGCCCCCTCCTGGAGCGGAGGGGGCGCCGGAGCTGACCAGAGCGGTCAGCGGGGGATCACACGAACGTAGCGTTCTTCGTGGTCGTGGAGGTGCCGTTCGGGGTCACGACGGCCACCGGGTAGGTGCCAGCGGCCTTGGCCGGAGTGGTGACCCGGATGGTCGTGTCGTCGATCACGGTGAGCGCGGTGCCCGCCGTGCCGCCGAAGGTCACGCTGGTCGCTCCGGTGAGGAAGCGGCCCTGCAGGACCACGACGGTCGAGCCGGCCGCAGCCAGCCCGGTGCTCGGGGTCACCTTGTCCACGCGGGGAAGCGGGGCGTAGTCGGCCGGGCGGGTGCTCGGGCCAGCCTCGTTGCGACCCAGGACGGAGTTCGAGCTCCGGTAGGGGTCGACGAAGTCGGCGTCGCCGGGCGTCGCCTGCTTGGACAGGGACGGCGAGGGGCCGTAGGTACGCGCTACCTGAGCGGGACGGGTGTAGGGGGTGTCAGCCACGATTGTTTCTCCTTGGTCTCGGTGGCCGGATCAGGCCGTGTAGGTGAAGCCGTTGGTCACCGTGACGTCGTTCGCGGTGCCGGTCTTGTCGAGCACCACGTTCACCGGTCCGGCAGCGTGAGCCCCGGTGGTGCAGTGGATCTCCTTGTCGTTCACGACCGAGAAGGCCGTGGTCGCGACGGCGCCGATCGTGACAGCAGTCACGCCAGTGAAGTTGTCGCCCTTGATGACGAGCGCCGTACCGCCGGCCGCGACGCCCTTGTTGGGGGTGATCTGGTAGACCTGCGGCTTCTGCACGGTCCCGTCCGCACCGAACTGGAAGGTCCGGCTGTCGCCCTGCACTCCGTTGGCGGCCGCCCAGCCCTGAGTGCCGTTCGGCTCTTCTCGGTTGCTGGCCAGTAGCGGGTCCTGGGCGGGGGTCACGGCAGTGTCGTCGGTGTGGTCACGCACGTTGGAGGTGTCCAGTGCGTAGCCTTCGGCGATCAGCCAGGGGACCAGCGCAGCGTCGCCGTTGTAGGTGGCGCCGACGGCCTGGCCGTTGACCTCTTGAGTCAGAACGATGGCCACGAGCGGCCTCCTTGGAACAGAGAGGGGTACATGTCCCTCCCAGGCTACCCCAAGCGATGGCCTGGGTGCTCGTCTCTCGGGTCGATCCGCTTCTTCGGCCGTGCGCGCCCCTGGCGGGCTTCCTGTGCCGTCTTGGCCTTGTGATGGTCCGGACAGAGCAACTGGAGCCGATACGGCCGGTGGTCGTCGCGGTCGTACTTGTGGTCGACATCGGTGCCGTATCGAGGGCATCGCTTCCCGCTCGGCAACCGTTTCTCGCACTGCTGGATGCCGAGCGGCGAGGACTTCTTGGCCCTCGCCTTGACGATCGAGACGGTCTTGAACCAGTCTGGCGGGAGCTGGCGACCTTCTCCATCACTCCAAGCCACTGCGGATCCTCGCGGCTGTCAGGCAGGCCTTCTGGCCAGCGACGAACACCTCGTCGTATCGAGCCTCCGTTCGCTCCCAGTGTTCCGCGCTGACCGGATTGCCATTTGCGTATCCGCTCAAGAGCATTCGGTACATGTCGGTGATCCGGTCGCAGTTTTCAGCGATGACGTCGAACGTTCGAGCGCGTCTTTCGCGGCCGCGCTTGGCGAAGAAGACCTGAATGACCATGGCTATACCTCCGGTTCTGCTGGTACTCACGGTAGCGGCACAGTGCGTCGCGTGCAAACCAGCCGGCTGCCAGTAGCGCGGCGGCGGGCCAGAATGCAAGCAGGTCGGTGATCACGGCGACAACCTGTTGCGCGATCATGTTTCCTTCACCTCGTCATCCACCGTGTCCTCGGAGACGAGCTCGACGCCGTGGACCGGGCAGTTGGGCAGGCCGACCGAGATCCACTTCTTCGAGGTGCGGACCTGGTAGCCGCAGGTCTCGCCGACACGTCCGGCGAACTCCTCTTCGATCGCCGGATCTACACCATCCAGCACGTCGGACCTGCCGACGATCGCCTTGCAGTCCAGCTTCAGCATCCGCGTGGTCTGCTTCTTCTTCGTCTCCGTCATCATGATCTCGGAGTGCGGGTACGGGCCGAGCTGGTCAGCGATCGGCTTCAGGATCTCGATCAGGCCGTCGCTCGGGTTCGACTTGGTGTACGGAGCCTGGAGGCCCATCTGGCTGACCAGCTTCCGGAACCGGCCGGCGTGCTTCGATTCGCAGTCGTCGATCGCGTGGGCGAGCTCGTGGATGATCGTGCACAGGATCGGGATCACGTCGCGCGGCCCCCGGACCGGGCTGATGTAGATCTGGTGGATGCCGTCCTCGGACGCCTTGCTCGGGAAGCACCAGCCGACGGCCGAGCGTGCTCCATGCGATCCGAAGCCGACGCTGATCCGGACGTCCGGCACCGAGACGGGCTCGCCGTTCTCCTTGGTCTTGGCGTACAGCAGGCCGATGTGGTTGACGGCCTCGTTCAGCCAGTCCTCGCGGGTTTTCGACATCTGGGTCTCCTCTCGTAGGTGGATGCGTTTAAACGTACAGCAGACGGGGCCTTCCTGGGAAGACCCCGTCCACATGTTGAGCTACTTGCCCTGGTTCCGGCGAAGCTTCGCTGCCTTCTCTCGGCGCTCCTTCTCGGCCTTCTGGCCGGCCCTGTATGCCTTCATGACTTCCCGGCGCTGCTTCTTCTCCTTGGCCGCTTTCTCTTTGGCTGCCTTCTGTCGGAGCTTCTTGATGGCCGCCTCTTCGCGAGCGCGCTGCTTGCGACGGCGCTCCATCTCGTTGTCTGCCACTGTTACCTCCTCGTAATCGTAACCTGGATTAGTACCGGCTGGTAGTCCAGGTTGTCAGAAGTCGCCCGGAGCGACCTGCAGGCAGGTTAGGCCGAGCGAGCGCCACATGTCGACGACCTGCTGCCGGTCGTCGAGCACGAACTGGACATCGTAGTAGTGGCGGATATGCTCGTCGAAGAGCTCGAGCTTGACGATCGAATCCTTGCGCATGTCGCCCTCAGGCCGCATGAAGAGGTCGAAACCCTTCCATCCCTGCTGCTTCAGCCAGTCCCGCGTCTCGTTGGCGCAGGACGCGTCGCGGCCAGACATGAAGACGATCTGGAACTCATCACCCGCCGCGACAGCGTAGACGTCGTTAGCGGTGTCCCTGTACTCGAATAACCAGGTGACCAGCTGAGCCACCGCCGGATTCGGCTTGTCCTCGCCGACTCGGTGCCAGTCATACGGGCCTCGGCCGTTCATCAGCGCCACCGTACCGTCGATGTCGATCAGGATGGCCTTCGGCTGGCCTTCCGGAGCGACATACGGTTCGACGTGCTGTCGCGCAGGGGCCTCTGGTAACGGAAGTGGATACTTCCGGCCCTTGATGAACCGGTCGTACTTCTCGTAGATGTAGGACGCTCCGACGTACCGGCCGCCGGCGTCGCGACGGTCCCGGTCTCGACGAACACACTCGTCCGGCGAGACGTTGGTGAAGTCGACCACGGAGAAGTCGGCGCCGACCTCGGCCGCCAGCTTCATCCACTCCTTGACCTGCCGGTTCTGCAGGTTCATGTCGTCGCAGATGACGTCGCGGCCGGACATCAGCAGCGTGCGAACGGCGCCCTGATGGGCCCAGGTGACCGCCTGCTCGAGCGCCCGATCGTAGTCGTGCGGACCGCCGTGCAGGAGCTCGCGCAGGTCATCCCGATTGACCCGGGAGCGGCGCGTGGCGTCTCCGGCCACCCAGCGCTTGGCGTAGGTCGTCTTGCCTGAGCCCGGCAATCCCCGGGTGATGATCAGCTCGCTCATGTAGTGCCTCCTAGGAAACTCGAGGGCACCAACCCGCGTGCCCGTTCTTGATTGTGCAGACTTTACACACACCATTGCCCTCAGGTCTAGACTTCGGGAGACCTTTTTCCAGGATCTCCTTGGCCAGTGCGGCGG